ATAATATGAGGGTACAAGTGATAAATAGCACAGCTACCTTTCAGGAGTTATATTCAGTTATGCTGAAAGCTAAGCTCCTTGGAGAGGCAATAAGTCTTACAATCGAGTAGAACTGAGAGGGTATAGTATTATTACTATACCCTTACTTTTTGTCAGTAAATAAGTATTTTATTTATAGAGTTGTAAGGGTATTATTTACTATGTTGTAGAAGTCATAAACTCCTATTATCTTTGCAGCAGTTTAATAACTAAAGGAGTAGAAATATGATAGGAGAATTAAGTGAAGACCTCATTATGACAGGGGATGAAATAGATGTTGATAATCTATTTTCTGATGATGGAGGTGAAGAAGAAACACAGGTAACTCCACCTGCCCCAAAGGACAAAGAAGAAAAAGAGAAAGAAACAACTACTGAGGAAGAAGAGATAAATCCTGATGATTTATTTGATAATCCAGAGAGCGTAGGTAGTGGAAAAGATAATCAAGAAGAAGAGGAAGATACCAAATCTGACAAGGACAAAGGTACTTCTCCCAAAACTAACTTCTACTCTTCCATTGCCAGTGCCTTGAAAGAAGAAGGTATCTTCCCTGACCTTGATGATGATACATTAAATGGTATCAAGACTCCAGAAGATTTTGCAGAAGCAGTTGAAAAAACAGTTCAAGCAAGATTGGATGAGAGACAAAAGAGGATTGATGCTGCTTTACAGGCAGATATAGAACCAGATGAAGTAAGAAGATATGAACAAACTCTTGCTAATTTGGATGCAATCAAGGAAGAATATATAACTGATGAGACTGAAAAGGGTGAGAAATTAAGGAAGAACTTAATTTATCAGGACTTTAGGAACAGAGGTTATAGTGAAGCCAGAGCTAAAAGAGAGGTTGAGAAATCTTTCAATGCTGGCACAGATATTGAAGATGCAAAAGAGGCATTGGAAAGTAACAGAGAGTACTTTAGCAATCAATATCAAGACCTAATCAAGGAAGCTCAAGAAGAAGCAAAAGAAGAACAAAAGAGAATTAAAGAAGAGGCTGCTCAGTTGAAGAAATCAATGCTTGAGGACAAAGAAGTATTTGAAGGTATTACACTGGATAAAACTACAAGACAAAAGGCATTTGAGAATATAACTAAGCCTGTCTTTAAAACAGAAGATGGAGAATACTTAACTGCCATTCAGAAATATGAAATGGATAATCCAGTTGAGTTTAGAAAGTATCTATCTGTGTTGTTCACTATGACTGATGGCTTCAAGAATATTGATGGTCTTGTAAAGGGCAAAGTAAAGAAAGAAGTCAAGCAAAGTCTTAGAGAATTAGAACATAAACTCAGCAATACTGCCAGAACCTCAACAGGTAATCCAAGGTTTGTTGGAGGAGTTGAGGAAGATACTGAGTCTTATATTGGAAAGGGCTGGGACCTTGATGTCTAAAAACATATTAACTAACAAAATAATTAACAGATTATGGCTGGTAAATTAGGTAAATTTCAAATGTTAGGCTTCCAGCACTGGAAAGGTCTGACAAGTGACAACCACCTTGGAGCTATCTTCCAACAAGCACCTCAGAAGGCAACAAACCTTATGGTGCAACTGTTGGCTTTCTATAGAGGAAAGAGCTTGGATACATTCCTTAATTCATTCCCTACAAGAGAGTTTGAAGATGATAATGAATACTACTGGGATGTTATTGGTTCTTCAAGGAGAAACATTCCTCTGGTAGAAGCAAGGGATGAGGATGGAACTGTAGTTGCTGCTAATGCAGCTAATGTGGGAGTTGGTACATCTCCTTTCTATTTGGTATTCCCAGAAGATTGGTTTGCTGATGGTGAAGTTATTGTAGGTAACTTGAACCAAGTATATCCAATGAGAATCTTGGGTGATGCAAGAATGGAAGGTACAAATGCAGTGTACAAAGTTGAACTTATGGGTGGTAACACTCAGGGTATTCCTGCTGAAAGACTACAACAAGGAGAAAGATTCTCTATTGAGTTTGCTCCTGTAGAAAAAGAACTTTCAAGAAAAGTTGGTGATGTTAGATTCACTTCTCCTGTAAGCATGAGAAATGAGTGGACTACAATCAGAATCCAACATAAAGTAGCTGGTAATAAGCTGAACAAGAAACTTGCTATGGGTATTCCTATGGTTAGGAATCTTGAGAGTGGAAAGCAAGTGAAAGACACTGCAAACATGTGGATGCACTATGTAGATTGGGAAGTAGAACTTCAATTTGATGAGTACAAGAACAATGCTATGGCATGGGGTACTTCAAACAGAAATCTGAATGGTGAATACATGAACTTTGGTAAATCAGGTAATGCTATTAAGACTGGTGCTGGTATCTTTGAACAAACAGAGGTTGCCAATACTATGTACTACAATACATTCAGCTTGAAGTTACTTGAAGATATGTTGTATGAACTATCTGCTTCAAAACTTGCAATGGATGATAGGCTATTCATCATTAAAACTGGTGAAAGAGGTGCTATTCAGTTCCATAAGGAAGTATTGAAGACTGTATCTGGTTGGACTACATTTGTACTTGATAATAACTCTACAAGAGTTGTTGAGAAAGTTCAGTCTAAGCTACACAGCAATGCACTGAGTGCTGGTTTCCAATTTGTTGAATACAAAGCTCCTAATGGTGTAAGGGTAAGATTGGATGTAGACCCATTCTATGATGACCCAGTAAGAAATAAGATTCTTCACCCTAATGGGGGTGTTGCTTTCTCTTACAGATATGATATTTGGTACATTGGTACTATGGACCAACCTAATATCTTCAAGTGTAAGATTAAGGGTGACAATGAATACAGAGGATACCAATGGGGTATCAGAAATCCTTTCACTGGACAAAAGGGTAATCCTTATATGTCATTTGATGAGGACTCTGCAATCATTCACAGAATGGCTACATTGGGTGTTTGTGTGCTTGACCCAACAAGAACAGCATCATTAATCCCTGCAATCCTGCAAGGATAAAGCATAAAATAAAAGGGGAGGAAAATTACTCCTCTCCTTTTTCTTTTTTAAAGATATTAAATGGAGAAGTAATATGGCAAAAGAAGTTAGTACAATGGTTTTGGATGATGAGGAAATTATGAGGGAAACCCCTCTTGCTCCTGAGGTAGATACACTACTTGAAGCTCCAAAGACTACAAAAAGAACAAAGAAACAAGCAGAAGAAATTGAGGATGAACCAATTAGCTGCTTAAGAAATGAGAGAGTTATTGTAAGGTTTGTTCCCAAGCAGACTGGTTTAGTTTCAAACCCTAAACATATCCTCTATGGAGGTATGGCAGAAGCAGCAGTAAGATGGTTTACACTACCAAGATTGAGTTCAGGTATGTATGTAAATGCCCTCACTGACAAGGAAAAGGCTTACCTTGAAGATATAATGGGTCTTGAATACAATGCTCTATCTATCTATAAGAAGGTAGATAATTTCTGGGATAATCTAACAGTCAGATTAACTAAGCAAGATAATTTCTTGAACTTAGCTGACCCTGAGGATTATATCAAATATAAAATCCTTTTAGCAAATAAAGACTATATTGCATCTTCTCTTCAAGAGCTGCAAGATAAACCTAAAGCTACTTATCAATTTGTAATTGTACAGGAAGGTGAGGAGACTAAGAATGCTAAGAAGGAAATGAATGCTACAATGCAGTCATACATGAAGTTTGGTGAAATTCAAGAAGATGCTGCTAAGCTAAGAGTAATCATTGAAACTATTGATGGTAGACCTCTTGCTAAGACAACTAAGATTGAGTTCTTACATGAGAAGATTAATAAGCTGATTCAAGCTGACCCAAAACTTTTCTTAAGAGTTGCAGAAGACCCATATCTTGATACTAAGGTTCTTATTAAGAGAGCTATTGAGGGAGGTCTTATTAGTAACAGAGGTGGTATGTTATACTTGAAATCTGATGGTACTCCTCTATGTGGAGACAATGAAGAACCTACTTTAAGTGTAGCTGCTAAGTTCCTAAGTGCTCCTAAGAGACAAGAATTGAAGTTCAGTCTGGAAGCAAAGCTAAAAGAATAAAGATATGAATGTTAATGAATTTTCTAATGAATTTGATGTACTCTATAACAACATAATGAGCAATGCTGCTCCGGGGTTAAATGAGTATGAAAAATCTGTACTGCTTACTAAGGCTCAGGAAGAGATAGTTAAGAACTATTTTGAACCTGCTGGTAATAAGTATGGAAAAGGATTAGATGATTCACCAAAAAGACAAATAGATTTTTCAGAATTAATAAAGGTAGGACAAGGAGTGCTTAATACAAGTGCTCCTTCTATCACCTTTGATAAGAGAGCTAAGGTATATGATTTACCTGCTGACCTCTTCTTGGTTATAAATGAGGCTGTTGATACTAATAAAGGAACTAAACAGATAGTTCCAATCAGTTATTCTGATTATACAAGATTAATGTCAAGACCTTATAAGGAACCAGTTAAGTATCAGGCATGGAGAATCATTACTCCTTCTATAAACAATATCTCTGTAGAGCTGATAGTAAACAATAATGAGACTATTACAGACTATAAGGTAAGGTATATAAGGAGACCAGCTCCAATCATTACTACTGATTTATCTTCTGAATATGGTGATGTTACAATAAATGGTGTAAGCACTGTTTCAGAATGTGAGCTTAACCCAATTATTCATAGTGAGATATTACAAAGAGCAGTTGAATTGGCTAAGGCAGCTTACCAAGGAGACTTACAAGCAAGTGTTGAATTAGGACAAAGAAGTGAATAATGACTAATAAAGAATTTTCTGATGGTTTCAGTACTTTACTTAACTCATTTGGAATTACTCCTAATATAACCCTTGATGAATATGAGAAATCAACATTTCTCACTAATGCTCAGGAACAATTGATTATTGACATCTACTCTGGAAGGAATCCTGTATATGAGAAATCCTTCGAGCAGACAGAAGAGATAAGAAGATATTTGAGCAATTTGGTGGAGACCTATGAAACAAGTACTAAGGTAGAGGGAAGATTAGGATTGTCAAAAGATTCAGTATTCTTTCAATTACCACAAGATACTTGGTTCATTACTTATGAAGTGGCATTCCTCAAGGATAGTAGATTAGGTTGCTTGGATGGTATAGAGGCAAGTGTGGTTCCTTTACCACAAGATGATTTATACAGAGCAAAGGATAATCCATTTAGGGGACCAAGTAAAGACAGAGTACTAAGGCTTGATATTAAAAGTGATTTAGCTGAATTAATCAGTAAGTATAATATAGACAGATACTTAATGAGATATATCTCTCAACCTGCTCCTATTATACTCGAAGATTTACCAGATGGACTAAGTATCAATGGTATAAGTACTGAAAGTGAATGTGAACTAAATCCTGTAGTACACAGAGCTATACTTGAAAGAGCTGTTCAGCTTGCCATAATAAGTAAAACTCAACTAACAGGAGACAAATAACAAAATTATAAATGTTTAATTAAACTAAAAAGATTATGGTAATTTCTATTAATCAAGTAAGACAGCTATATGTTGCAAAGGCTCTAAAGGCTAATACAGCAGCCCTTACAACTGCTGGTGATATTGTCCCAAAAGCAGATACAGCTAAGAGTACATTGTACTTTCAGTATATGTCTCCTGCTGGACTTGTAGCAAGTGACAAGATTGACCTTAAACATGTGTTGTATGCAAAGGCTACTTCCTCAGATGCTTTGGCTCATAAGTTACAGAGATACTCAGTTACTCTTGATGCTGATGTGGCAGATGCTCCAGTAGCAGGTCAAAATTACATCCTGAGATTGGCTTTCAGACAATACATTGGTTTGTCAGAAGAAGACCAATACTTCAAGTATGGTGAAGTGATTGCAAGAAGTGGAATGACTGCATCAGATTTCTACAAGAAGATGGCTCTTTCTTTAGCTAAGAATACAGCTAATGAGACTACTCCTCTTGTAAATATCTACCTTATTAGTGCAGCAGCAGCTTCAACAGATGTGCCTGTAACTGGTGCTACTAAGGAATCAGATTTGGCTGCAACTGACTACAATCAAATCATCATTGAACAAACAGAACAACCTTGGGTTCTTGGTATGATGCCTCAAGCATTTATTCCATTTACTCCTCAGTTCTTGTCAATTACAGTTGATGGTGAAGATAGACTTTGGGGTGTTGCAACTGTGGTAACTCCAACTAAGACTGTGCCTGATGGACATCTTATTGCAGACCTTGAATACTTCTGTATGGGTGCAAGAGGTGACATTTACAGAGGAATGGGTTATCCTAACATCATTCATACTACATACTTGGCAGACCCAAGTGCTGTATATGATGTACTGGATATTCACTACTTCTACACAGGAAGCAATGAATCAGTTCAGAAGTCTGAAAAGACTATTACACTGGTTGCTGTAAATGATGGTAGTCACACTACAATGAATGCTCTTATTGGTGCTATCAATACTGCATCAGGGCTTACAATTGCTACCCTATAAACAGGATATAGCATTAAAGGGGCATAGGGATACTATGCTCCTTTTTTTTATCAATTTAAAATATGAACTATGCTAAAATTTAATGAACTTAGAATTACACAAGATAACAGATTCCTCATAATTGATGTATCTGTAGATAATCAGGACTACTTTCAAGATGTTCTGATTGATAGTATAGTCATTGATACCCAAGATACTTTTGTACTTAATGGACCAAGTGAAACCCCTTTATACTCATATAGTACTGAGGATGATATGTACTTAACCTATTCTCTCCCTGAGGACTGTAATTGCAATCCAGTTAGAGAGGATGAAGATAAGTCCTACTGCTTCACTTATGGAACTCATGCAATGAAGAATATAAGACTTGAATTAAATATTCAAGACCTTAAGGTAGACCCATGTACTACTATGTTTTTTGTATATGTAATGTCCAAAGGTACACCAGCAGCAGATACTCCATGTGGCTTTGATAAAAGTAAGATAATAGGTACTGTAATTAATCTACAACCTATCTACAAACAGACCCTTAAGTATCTAAAAGAAGTAGAATGTGATTGTAATATACCAAAGGGTTTCATTGATATGATACTTAAGTTAAAGGCAATTGAATTGTGTGTGAGAACTGGTAATTATCCACAGGCTATCAAGTACTGGAAGAAGTTCTTCACTAACTATAAGTGCAAGTCTCCAACCTCTAATTGTGGATGTTATGGATAAAATGCTTGAAATATCTGAGGAAGCCATCACAAGATACTTTACTACCCTATCCCAATTTGGATACAAAAGTTATAGTGATGTTGATAAGTTAATAGTTCTTGTCTTCATGGAAGAAATGTTGGCAGGAGAACTATCTTATTTTGTTACAGAGGAAGATTATAGACATATAATCAATGCTCTGTATTGTTTGGCAGGTAGTACTTGCATGATAGACTTTCCAATGTTTGAGAGTTATGATAGCTTGGTTCATGTTACTAAAGCAGACTATATACCAAGAATAACAGAGGATAGTATATTAAGAGTTACTCAGGAAGATGACTTTAGAATAGAAGCATAATCTTTATACCCTGCATATAAAAATAGTAAAACTCTTGTGAATGTAATTGATTTAGATTATATTTGCAGGAGTTTTATTGTATAAACCAATAATATATTTAATATGACATACAATGAGTTAATTTATATGGTGCTTGATGAGCTTAAATTAAGTTCAGATGATAGCTTCTATACTCCAGACCATGTTATATTTCTGTTAGTAAAATACAGGGGCTTCCTGTTGAAGCAGAGATATTCAGACATAAAGAAACAGATACCTGATAGTAATTATCAAAGTATATGTTTAGACCTTATTGAGGTTCCAGCAATATCTGGTGAACCTTGTGAAGGTAGCTCCTATTTGAGAAGTAAGAATAAGGTTCCTACTACTATGATGATAGGTAATCCAAGAGTATATCCTATGGACTTCTATCAAGGTGAGATTACTTATATCAGTAGAGATAGAATGAGATATATAGGCTATAATAGGTTCTTAAGAAACATAATCTATTGCTCAAAAGCTCCTGATGGTTATCTATATTTCAAATCATGGAATCCTCAGTTCCTACATCTTGAAAATGTAAGATTCAGTGCAATCTTTGAAGATGCTAAAGAAGCATCAGAATTAGCTTGTCCAGAAGAGGATGGTGTAATATGTAAGTTAGAGGATAAGGATTTTCCAATAGAAGATGCTTTAGTTCCTCCACTTGTAGAGTTAGTAGTAAAAGAACTAAGAGGACCAGAGTATAGTCCTAAGGATGAGGATAATAATGCACATGATGATTTAGATGATGTAAGATAATGGAGACACTGGGAGAATTTAAAAGGAGGATAAAGAAGGTCAATCAACCAAGAGAATACAAAGTAAGGAACTCATTAGGGGTCTATGATGCTTATAAGTATTATAGAAAGAATAAGCCTGATAGTAAGGAGTATATTCTTACTGAGTCCCAATACTTTGCTATAATAAGAAAGATAAACTTACACTTGGTTGATGAATTATTATTGGGTCATGATGTCAGACTTCCTAAATCAATGGGAACCATTGAGATAAGAAAATATGATAGGAGAGTTATGTTAGGAGTAGATGGTAAGATACACACTAATCTTCCTATAGACTGGGATAAGACTCTCAAACTATGGTATGAGGATGAAGAGGCTTTCAAAGATAAGACATTAATTAGAGTAGAAGAGAATGAAATATTTAAGGTATATTATAATAGAGAGTCAGCTACTTATAACAATAAATCTTACTATGAATTTCTCTTCAACAAAGACTTAAAGATAAGACTAAAACAAAGAATAAAGGAGGGTCTGATAGATGCTCCTTACTTAGAAAGGAAATTAAGATATGGTTAATAATATCAACTATGTAAATATAAGAGTAGTACTGGATAGACTACTTAGACACCCTCTACTTACTGACCTCAATCTTGAGACAGCTATTCAATATACATTAGATTTTATTGGTGTAATGGGATTACCTAACATCTATGTTGATAAGGTTGAGACTATAAATATTAAGGAGTATAGAGGGGAATTACCATGTGATTTAATAGCTGTTAATCAGGTTAGGTTACATAAGAATGGAATAGCTTTAAGGGCAATGACTGATAATTTCAATGCTTATCCCACCCATGACCATGATAGAGATTGTTCAAGAGGAGAACCCTCTTTTAAGACACAAGGTAGAGTAATATTTACTTCAATCAGAGAAGAAAAGGTAGATATTAGTTATAAAGCTATTATGCTGGATGATGATGGTCTTCCACTTATTCCTGATAATTCTGTGTTCCTTAAAGCCTTAGAACTTTATATCAAGAAAGAGTGGTTTACTATTCTATTTGATATGGGTAAGATAAGTCCTGCTGTATTAAATAATACTCAACAAGAGTATGCTTTCAAAGCAGGTCAATGTAATAATGAATTTGTGATTCCTTCTGTTTCAGAAATGGAAGCTATTACTAATATGTGGAACCAACTTATTCCAAGAGTAACTGAGTTCAGAAGAGGATTCAAGAACTTAGGAGACAAGGAATATATAAGAGTACAATAATATGGCACTAAAGAAAGAACAACACTTTTTTAAAGGAATGCAAAGAGATTTATCAGTCTCTAAGTTCAATCCAGAATATGCCTTTGATGCTCAAAACATTAGAATAACTGCAAGAGATAATAATACTCTCTTGACAGTTACTAATGAGAGAGGTAATAAAGCCATACCATTAAAATCACCTTCTGGAGCCACTGTAGCTATTGATGGAGTTTTACTGGGGAATAATGTATTGAATAATTATATCACTCTCTTTACAAAGGGTACTAAAGATAATATCTATAGACTTGAGAATAAGGGCACATATTTTGAAACTATTACTCTATTCTCAGGTAATCTAAACTTTAGTACAGACCACCCAATTGAGAATATTGGGGTATATGAGAATAATAATATACAAAAGGTTTATTGGATTGATGGTTTGAACCAATCAAGGGTTATTAATATAGTAGCTACTGATGCTGTAAGAGCTAAGTGGGATAATGATTCATTTAACTTTGTTCAAGATTTAAACCTTAATGAAACTGTTACAATTACAAGGAATGACCTTGCAAGTGGTTCCTTTTCATCAGGAGTAATTCAATATGCTTTCACTTATTATAATAAGTATGGACAAGAGAGTAATGTCTTTTATACTTCTCCTCTTGAATATATATCCTTTGCAAGTAGAGGAGCCTCTCCAGAAGAGAAAGTAAGTAATAGCTTTACTATTACAATAGAGAATGCAGACACAAGATTTGACTATGTGAGAGTTTATTCTATTCATAGGGCAAGTATAGATGCTACTCCTAATGTATTGAATGTAGTTGATATTCCTATCAATCCTTCAAATACACAGGAGAATCTTACTCTAACTTATGTAGATAATGGTACTACTGGAACAAGTGTAGACCCTACTGAGTTATTATATGTAGGAGGTGAAGATATAGTGTTTGGAACTATGACTCAAAAGGATAATACTCTATTCTTAGGTAATGCTAATATACAAAGAAAGTTAGTAGGAACTGAAATCATTGATGCAGTAAAAGGGGGTAATGTATCCTTTGGTTCCAAGTATGTAGGAAATTATGTGCAGACCTCAGGATTCTATCCATATAAGAATAGTCTATATTTAGGTTCAAAGGTTAAATCATTCAAGTATTTAGAGTGGTATAGATTTGGTATTCAGTTTCAACATAAGAGTGGTAAATGGTCAGAACCAGTATGGGTAAATGATAGTTATAACTCTCAACAACACCCTAATCTTTCAGGCTCATTAAGTCTTGTTCAAGCTACTTATGCTCTTCCAGCTAATGTAATTCAAATGGCTTTAGACCAAGGATTCATAAGAGTAAGAGGTGTAGTGGTATATCCTTCTCTTACAGATAGGGAAGTAATTGCTCAAGGTATCTTATGCCCTACTGTATATAATGTTGGAGATAGATTTAGTAACTCTCCATTTGCACAGGCTTCATGGTTCTCAAGACCTAATCTTGCTTTTGATATAACAAAGAATCAATCTAACTGGACTGGTCTTAGTGGTAGTTGGACAGACTATGCTAATTCTAAAGCAGCAGTAATAAAGAATACTAATGTAAATTTAACTGTAGATGGAGGAGCAACATATCTTATTGATATAGTTAATAAGGGAGCATGGGCTGAGTTTAGACATAATAAACCTATTCCTAATAACTGGGAAAGAGGTGCTGAGATACAATGTTTAGCTAATGTACCAGATTCTCCTTATGTACTTGAAACAGGTTCAAACTTAAACTCATGGGCAGCTAACCATGCTGAGTATTTCTTTATAGACCAATCTATTCTTACTCTACATTCACCTGATATTGAGTTTGATGATTCAGTTCAAAATCTTGATGCCTCAGGTCTTAAGATGAGAATAGTGGGTGTAGTACCTATGACAGGTAATGCCTCAGATATAGATATTCAAACATCTACACCAGCTAATGATGTAGATAAAATGGGCTTCTATAAGGAGTTTGTAGGAGTAGAGAATAATTCATATCATGGATTAAAGAGTCTGGTATCTGGAGCATATTGGTTTGATAAAATGACCAACATGGAGAAAGTAGATGATGACCACGGATATACAGAAGCCTTTATGGTTTATGCTTGGCATAGAAATGGTTCATTAAATAATCAAGGTGCTACTACTATTAATCCTGATACAGGAGTAGCTCCCTCAAGGACTGCAATGTTGGATAAGAAGAAAATCTCAAATATGAAATTCTCTTCTTTCTCTTATTTCTTGGATACACCTTGGCTTGCTTATAGAGATAATGATAACAACCACACAGGCATTACTGGAGTAAATATATTTAATTCTAATGAACAATCATTAGTTAGAATACCTGCTCCTGCTAACTCAGGTTTAGGAGATTTGAATTATTATGGTAATATAGATAAGGTATTAGCTGCCACAAGAGTAGATGATTCTTATACTGTTACTATGAATTTTTCTGATGGTGAGAAAACTGAGACTCTAAATAGAAAAGATGGTTATCCTATAGCTGTAACTGGAGTTAATAATGCTGCAACTTATGCTCACCAGTTGTTTGTAGGAGGTTCATTCCCTATACAATTTGTAAAGAGAAGTGATGGAAAACAACTTACCTCAGTACCTAATGGAACTGATGCTGTAAGAATCAAATACAAATCAACTCCTCATGCTGTATTTGCACTTAACTGGACTAAAGATGGTAAGCAAGTAGTATTACCAACTAACATGGAGACTGACTATACAGATACATGGGCAGTAAATGAGGTTAAGCCCAATGTTATCTCAAATAAGCACTTTTTTTGGAACCCATCTGCAAAGAGAATTTCTGAGAATGTAGATATTGGTGATAATATTTATCAGGACACAATTAGTGGTTATACAAGTAGTTTCTATGATAATAATTATAGTTATCTATTTCTTGCAGAGTTGTATAATGATAATGTTCAGAATAGGTTTGGAGGACAAACAGAAGAAGCCTTTGAGAATAATCATTGGTTGCCAGCAGGAGAACCTTATAGCTTAACTAATGCAGAGGGAAGCCCTTTACCTTACCTTATTGTATATTATACAGAGGGAGATACTTTCTTCCAAAGGTATGATTGTATGAAGGTTTACCCTTATACTCTTGAAGACCAGAATAGTGTTACTGATATAGTATCTTTCATGTGTGAGACAAGAGTTAATATAGAGGGAAGATATGATAGAAATAGGGGACAGATTAGTAATTTAACCATGACTCCTACTAACTTCAACCTTATGAATCCTGTATATAATCAAGCTAATAACTTCTTTAATTACAGGGCAATTAACCATGATAAGTTCAATCTTAATTATTTCCCTAATATTATTACATGGACTAAGGAGAAACAATTAGGAAGTATTATTGATACTTGGACTAATATCACTATGGCATCTACTTTAGACTTAGATGGTGACAAAGGAGAAGTAGTATCTCTCAATACCTTCAAGAATGAAATTTTTGCTTTCCAAAAGATGGGACTAAGTAACATTCTATTCAATAGTAGAGTTCAGATACCAACTTCTGATGGTCTGCCTATTGAAATTACAAATGGATTGAAGGTAAGTGGTAAGAGGTACATAAGTAATACTATAGGCTGTGCTAATAAATGGTCTATTGTAGAATCTCCTTCTGGACTATACTTTGTAGATAATGAGACTAACTCCCTTTACATATTTAATGGAGAGATTATGAGTCTATCTGATAAGTTAGGTTTCAGACAATGGATTAGTGCTCATAATGTTCATACAAACTGGGACCCAGTTAATTATAATAATTATAGGTCATTCTATGATAAGAATAACAATGATGTGTACTTTACTTATAAAGACCATTGTCTATGTTATTCTGAACTGATTAACCAGTTTACTTCATTCATGAGTTATGAGAAAGTACCTGCTATGTTCAATGTAAGTAGTGACTTCTATGCCTTCAAAGATGGTCAAATGTGGGAAATGTTTACTGGAGACTATAATATGTTCTTTGGTGAATATAAACCATTTAGTATTACCTTTGTAGCTAATGCAGAGGAACCAAGTGATAAGATATTTAATACAGTAGAGTTTAGGGCAGATAGTTGGGAGGGAGATACTCTAATCAATAATAAGACTTTTGATACTTTAGATGTATGGAATGAATATCAACATGGTACTACACAACTTACTAATTTACTTGGTAGACCTTCTCCTCTTAAGAAGAAATTCAGAATATGGAGAGCTAATATACCAAGAGATACTATGAACAATAGAGACAGAATAAGAAACACTTGGGCTTATATTAAGTTAGGAATGAATACCCCTAATACTAATAGAACAGAGTTTCATGATGCTATTATTCATTACTTTGCATAAATATTAAGGCAGGATAAGAACTTTACTTTATCCTGCCTTTCTTTTTTAGTTAATAACTTGTATTACTCAGAAACTTTATATACATTTGCAACAAAATTAATTATACTATGGCTAAGAAAAAAATTAAAAGAAGAGGCAAGATGCCTCCTAATATGTTTGAGGATGGTGGTGCAAGGCCAACTTGGGGACAACAATCCTCAGAGCAATTCTCAAATGCCTTTAAAGGGGATAATCTTGGCAGCTCTATAGGAAGTATTGGGGGTGCTGTTGGAAGTATAGCACAGGCTGGTATATCCAATGCACAGATAGCAGATACTACTGGTATTGAGAGTTTAAATGATGCTCAAAAGAATATGGTAGTTGGTGCTTCATCTAATGATGAATTGATGAGTGAATGGGCTTCATGGAATAAAGTGAAGGACAATTTCTCATGGAAAGATGTTAGAGGTGGAAGTACTGGTCAGAGAATTACTAATACTATTGGAGCTGCTGGTCAGGGAGCTGCTGCTGGTGCATCTGTAGGTGGTCCTATTGGAGCCATTGTTGGTGGTGTAGTAGGGTTAGGTTCTGCTATTGGAGGATGGCTTGGTGGTAATAGGAAAGCCAAGAAGAAAGCCAAGAAACTTAATGCAGCAGCTAAAGAAGCTAATAATAGAGCCTTAAGTTCTTTTGAAATGAAGGCTGATAACATAGATACACAGAATGACTTTAATATGTTGGCAAACTACTCTGCTTATGGTGGTCCACTTGATTTTGGTAGTGGTGCTATAGGATATGACTTTGCTAATAAATACTTAAATAATCAAGAGAGGAGTGCAATGGCTAAACAAAGATTGACCTCTCTCCCTAATTCATTTCAAGCTCTTCCTGAGCTAAATAATTACAATGCCTTTGCATTTGGTGGAAACTTATTTGATGAAGTGGTAGGAAATGGCTTTAATCAAGTCTTCCCAATGATGCAACAAGAACAAACTGTTCAAGCAGCTAATATTGCTAAAGATGGTGGAGGTATTCATATAAAGAAGAAAAACAGAGGTAAGTTTACAGAATATTGTGGGGGTGAAGTAACAGAAGCATGTATTAGAAGAGGAAAGAATAGTTCTAATCCTACTACAAGAAAGAGAGCTACCTTTGCACAAAATGCAAGGAATTGGAATGCCTTTGGGGGATGGTTAAATACACAAGGTGGAGACTTTACTAATGGAGTTACATTCATAGATGAAGGAGGTTCTCATGAAGAAAATCCTAACCAAGGAATCCAAATGGGAATTGACCCACAAGGTATTCCTAATTTGGTAGAACAAGGTGAAGTAGTTTATGATGATTATGTATTCTCTGATAGAATGGAGATACCTGATGATATAAGAAAGGAATACAAGTTAAGAGGTAAAACCTTTGCTAAGGCTGCTAAATCTGCACAAAGAGAAAGTGAAGAAAGACCTAATGACCCATTAAGTCAAAAAGGACTTCAAGCATCTATGGAAAGAATAGCTATGGCACAAGAGGAAGCAAGACAAAGAAAAGAAGCTCATAGAGAAGGAAATGAATATCCAAGTATGTTTGCTTTTGGTGGTGATATGGATAATGACCCTACCTATGGGTTAGCCTTATTAGACCCAATGAGTGTTGAGGAAATGGATGCTCTTATGGCTCAATATAATGAGGTTCCTCAAACAGCTCCAGAAGGTAATAATGATAAGAGACAGACTTGGACAAGATATGCACCTATAATAGGCTCTGGGTTAGCAAGTTTAAGTGACTTGTTTAGTAAACCAGACTATAGTGGTGCTGATATGATAGGAGGAGTTGATTTAAGTGCTGAAATGGCAGGTTATGCTCCTATAGGAAACTATCTTGCATATAAGCCTTTAGACAGAGATTTCTATATCAATAAGCTAAATCAACAAGCTGCTGCTACAAGAAGAGGATTAGTAAATACCTCAGGTGGTAATAGACTTAATGCTCAGGCTGGTATATTAGCTGCTGACTATAATTATGGTCAGAGTATGGGTAATATGGCAAGACAAGCAGAAGAATATAACCAACAGTTGAGAGAAAGAGTTGAAGCATTTAACAGAGGTACTAACATGTTTAATACTGAGACTGGTCTTAAGGCTTCTACCTTTAATGCAGAGTCTAAGAATGCAGCTAAGAGAGCAAGATTAAGTCAGGCTCAATCAGCAGCTAAAATGAGACAAGCTATTAAAGACCAAGATGCTGCAAGAAGAAGTGCTAATATAACTAACTTCTTACAAGGATTAGGTGATATGGGTTGGGAAAATGAGCAAGCTAATTGGTTAGATACATTAGCTAAATCAGGTGTTCTAAAGATGAATACCAAAGGAGAATACACTGGAGGAACCAAAAAAGCTAAAGGTGGTAAAGTAAGAACTAAAAAGAAGAAAGGATTGACTTATGGCTAATTTTAAAGGATACATTTATAAGTTCACTTCTTTAATAGACCCATCTAAGTGTTATATAGGAAAAACTTTTCATATAGGAAGTAGATTAAATAACCACTTGACTGGAAGAGGGAATACTTCTTCCTTTCAAAAGGCTTTAGATTTATATGGTATTACAAGTTTTACCTTTGAAATACTTTATGTTAGAGAAGCCTCAACTATAGAAGAATTAAATGAAATTCTTAATGAGTTGGAAAGACTCTCTATAGATAAGTTTAATTCATTTAATAATGGATATAATGATACTAAAGGAGGTCTTGGGAGTTTAGGATATTCTCCATCTGATGAGATTAAGGAATTAATAAGTACTAAATTAAAAGGGCATAAAGTTTCAGAAGAGACAAGGAAGAAATTATCTGAATCTCATAAAGGATTTAAGCATTCTAAGGAATCTATTGATAAAATGAAGAAGGCTTTTAAAAATAGAAGTAAGGAAAGTGAATTATATAGAAAGAGTAAACTTAAGGAACATTTAAACTCCCTTACAAAAGAAGATATTATAGCAAGAGCCAGTAAGTGTAAAAAGCCTATAATACAACACAATCTTGATGGAGAATTTATAAGAGAATGGGAATCTGCTACTGATGCAGCCTCTTTCTATAACATTAATAAAGTAAATATAACTAAATGTTGTTTAGGTAAAAATAAAACAAGTAATGGTTATATTTGGAAATATAAGGAGGAATAAAATATGGCGAATTATTCATTTGTTTCCAATGCTAAGTTCAGACCATTCTCTTATCAGGAAATGCTTCAACCACTCCAAGCATACACTCAAGAATATAATACTATTCAAGAGGGTATAGGAGAGTTGGGTTCTAAAGCAGATGTCTTTGAGAGAATGGCTAATGAACAAACAGACCCACAGGCTTATGCAATGTATAAACAATATTCTAATGACTTAGCTGCACAAGCTGAGTCTCTTGCTAAACAAGGTCTTACTCCTGTAAGTAGGCAAGGATTGATTGATATGAAGAGAAGATATTCCTCTGAAATTATTCCTATAGAACAGGCTTATAAGAGAAGACAGGAGTTAGTAGATGAACAAAGGAAATTACAGGCTCAGGATAGTACACTACTATTTGATAGACCTGCTTCAACACTTTCCTTAGATGAACTTATAGCTAACCCTACCTTATCACTACAATCCTATTCTGGAGCACTTTTATCTAAACAAGTAGGCACTGCTGCACAGAATTTAGCTAAAGAGGTGAGGGAGAACCCAAGAAAGTGGAGAACAATCTTAGGTAATCAGTACTATGAAACTATTATGCAGAAAGGATTCAGACCTGATGAAATTATGCAGGCTATTCAGAATAATCCTGAGGCTTCTCCTATATTACAAGGTATAGTTGAGGATGCAGTAGGAAGTTCTGGTATTAAGAACTGGAATGATGAGAATATCCTTAATAGAGCCTATGATTATGCAAGACAAGGTTTATGGAATGCAGTTGGTGAAACTCAATATCAAACTCTTTCTAACAAGGCTTATGACTATGCAATGCAAGAAAGGATGGCTGCACTTAAGAAAGGTAAGACAGAAGGAACTCCTTCATCAACATGGAGGTCAGTACCTAAGACTAAAGTAGATGGAGATAAGAAAACTACTGAACTTAATGATGAACTTCAATTTATACAGAAGTTAAGAGCTAATCCTGCTTTAATTAATGAAGTAGCTACAAGGAGGGTAGGTGTACATGACCCTGATAGATTATTAGGTACAAGAGGTAATCTACAATACAGAGAGTACAAAGATGAAGAGTACAAACCAAATGCTGAAAGGTTAAATCAAATCATTAAGAAGTATGATTTCAAAGATGGCAATATAGAAGCACTTGAACAGAAACTATCTAATGATATAAAGAGTAGTGCTGTTAGAAACTTCATATATAAACCTAATATAACCCAAAGTGACTTAATTACTCAAGTATTAAAAGAAAATGCAAGGACACTTGGAGTAGCTACAGAATCAACTGGACTTTATGAACTTGATGATAATAGGAAGGGAGACCCTATTAAATTAAATAACCTTACAGATTATTTCTCTGGTGACAGTGATATAAGCTATGACCCTGAGGTTGGACTTATAATCAATTCAACCAAAGATGGTAAGACTAAATCAGCAGTTATTGACCCTGAGTTAATAGATGATGCAGATAGAAATGTAGCTAATCTAATGCACAATATCAATACATATCTTGAATATGGTTATGACCAGCAAGCTCAACAGGAAATCAATAATATGATGAACTATATCTATGGTAAGTTTAATACACTTTCCAAGAGACAAAGTAATACAGATTCTAAATTAGAGTAGAAGAATATGGCAAATAATCAACAAATCCAAGACCCATCTACACAAGGAGTAGGTGGGTTAAAGGGAATTAAAAGTATAGATGCTCTTAAACAAGAGGGGCTTATAAGAAGTACTCCACAAATTAATAATGTGGAGGACTTCAAACAAGTCTCTAATAAGGCACTTGAAAGAGCTGTACCTCAAGAGGTTGGGTATGTAGGAGTGAATGATAGTATGTTTGATGAGGGTATTACCTCCATTACACAACTTGATAACTTATCAAATACAAGAGGTGAGTTACAACCTTGGTATGCCCAAATAGGAGCTGGTTTAGCTAAGGGAGCTGTTCTTGCAGGTACTACCTTTGCTGATGGTATCATTGGTACTATAGTAGGTTTAGGTAATGCAGCAGCCACAGGAACATTCTCAGGCTTCTGGGATAATCCTTTCTCAAATGCAATGCAGCAAGTTAATGAATGGTCAGAATCAGTTCTACCTAATTATTATACTGATGCAGAACAGAATGACCCTTGGTATGAGAATATATTCTCAGCTAACTTCATTGGAGATAAGTTCCTAAAGAACTTAGGTTTTGCTGTTGGTGCTGCCTATTCTGGTAGAGTAAATGCAGGTGCAATAGCAAGAGTAGCTGGTCTTAATAAAGCAAGACAAGCTTTCAAAGGAGCTGTTACAGCAAGTGGAGAAGCTCTTAATCCTAATGCAGCTATGCAGGCTTACAGAGAAGGAAATCTATTCCTTGATGGTGTAAGATTGACTGAGGAATTAGCAAGGGATGCTAAGAGACTTAAGTATGCTGAACCTACTTTGAAACTTACTGGTGCTTTTTCAGGTGCTTTAGGTGAAGCCAGAATTGAAGCTATTCAGAATAGTAAAGACTGGTTTGAACTTCATAAACAACAATTAGATGATGCACAAGCTAAAGTAGCAGCACAAGAGAAAGAAGCTATGCTTAAGGAATTTCCTCAATTTGCTTCTTATCAATTAAGTGAAGATGGTAAATCCTTTGAGCAAGTTCTCACTCCAGAAGGACAAGCTATGTTACAGGCAAGAGTAGATGCTAAGTTTGATTACAATGGTGGGCTACAGAAACTATCAGAAGATAGAGCCAAAATGGGTAATATAGACTTTGCTTTAAACATACCACTACTTACTGTATCTGATGCTTGGCAGTTTGGTAAATTCTATGCAGGAGGATATAATACAGCTAAGAGAGGAAGTAATATCCTTAGAACTGTTGCAGAAGATGGAACTGTAAGTTATAGTGCAGCTAAACCATCATTCATGAGGAATGCTTTAAAGGTTGCAAGTAAAGGTGTTGCAGAAGGTCCTTATGAAGAAATGGGACAGGCTGTAGCTGGTAAAGTTGCAGGCTATAAGTATGCTTCTGAATTAAATGACTTTTATGGAGCCAAGATTGACCCAGAGGCAGAAAGTGAAACTATTGACTGGTTACAAGCTACTGCAAAGGCTATGCAACAAACTTATGGTACTGTTGAAGGATGGGAAGAAGGTTTCATTGGTGGTCTTACTGGTTTAGTAGGTATCCCCGGCTTTAGAAGTACAAGAAATAGAGAAGGAGGTTTCCAATCTCCAGTATATCTACAAGGAGGTATAAAGGAAGATATTCAAGAGATAAGAGAAAGGAATGAAAAGGATGATGCTATTGTAACTCAATTAAATAATAGGGTGCAATCACCTGAGTTTCTTAACTACTATCAATCAGCTATTAGACATAATACATACCAAAGACAGATGGATGAAGCTGCTGATAACAATGATAACTTTGAGTTTAAGAATGCTGAACATAATCAGCTTATTAGTGATGTTGTCATGTTTGAGAAAGCAGGAAGAATCAATGATTTATATGAGATTATTGAAGAAGCTGGTAATATAAAGGAAGAAGATGTTGAACAAATAAGGCAACTTACTACTAATCAGGAAACTGGAACATCAGTATATGATAATATGACTGATGCAGAAGTGATTGAGCAAATTCAAAAGAATGTAAACAAGGCTAAGGAGTCTGTAGATACTTACAGAAAGATTAGTCAGGATTTACAAGTAAAGATTGGAGATTACTTTGATGAGGATGGTCTTGAAGAAATGACCTATTACTTCTCAAATATTGATAATCTTGAAAAGAGATTCAAAGAATTACATTCTGATATTAAGGATAGATTACAAGGAGTAATGGATGCTTCCTATGATAGGTCATTCAACAGTGATAGTGAAGAGAATAAAGTTAATAGACTTTCAGACTTGCTGAACTACTCTCCTGTGAGATTAATTAATGAACTTGCTGATTCAAAAGAAGCTCAAGGTTATATTTCATTACTGGATGCAGCTTTACAGACTGACCCTAATAAACAAGATATAATTGATGAAGTAAAGGACCTCCACAGAATAGCTGAGAGGAGAATTGACTTCATTGATAAGTATGATATGTATCTTAGAAATCCTCAAGCTCTTGCACAAAAACAAGAGAAACAAAGAGAGGATGTTATTAAAGAGAATGAGAAGCAAGAAGTAGCTAAGACTAAGGATGCAATTCTTAAAGCCACTAATCTTAATGAGTTCAGAGAAGCATTGAATAATGAACCTGACTCTTCAAAGAGACAACAAATTCTTGATGAACTTGAGAATGAGGGGAACCAAATGGCTAAGGATTACAAGGAAGTTCAAATGTACAATAGTGAGGTAGCAAGAGCTATAGATAGACAACCTATCTCTCAGGAAGCTAAAGCTAATGCACAGGAACTTCTTAGGGCACAACATGAAAATGCTAATAACCTTGAGGAAATGGCTAATCCTAACTCAGTATTTATCAATAATCCAGAAACTCTGTATGATGAAAATCTTGCAGATGATGTGAATATGATGAATTTTGCTGAGGCTCAATATGGTCTTCTTTCTGCAATGAATGAGGTTAATAATGACCAAAGATTCAAAGCAAGATTCCCTGCTGAGTATTTAAAACCAGTTGAGAAAACAGAAGGAACTAAAGGAACAACTGAGAAAGATGTGACTGGAGATAGTGGAACTCCTACTGTACCTCCAGTTAATAATGGACCAGTAGATACTTATGAACCTCCTGTTGGTAATATTACTCCTCAAATGGTATCAGAGGAAAATAAGAAAGCCAATGAGAATGCTCCTACTCAACAATCTTTAGATAATAGTCAGAAAGGTAGAAGGCAATATTACAGACCTACTATCCCTGAATTACATATCCAAGCAAGTAAGGAAGGAGACTTTAGACCTTTCAATATAGTAGTTGCAGAGAAAGAGAAATTAAACTTTGATGAACTATATAATTACTTAAGAGATAAAGGTGCTTTCTCTTATGTAAATGAGGGAAATCTAAGAGCAGGTGATGAATTAGGATTCATGATTGACCCTGAATTTAATGACCATACAATCTTTATCATTGATAAAAGAAACAATCAAATAGTAGGTTCATTAGATGAAAGTCAATATGTAGTTGATAGATATGAAGGTCTTCAAGGATTGATTGATAGAGTAAAAGCTGAGTTCAATCAAACTGGAAAGGATAAGAAGTTTATAGCTACTCCTACAACCAGAGTATCTCAAATCATGGTAGGTAGAATACCTTATGGAACAGAAGAAAGAAATATGGGAGATATTCCTAATGTTTCAAAAGATTCTGTATTTGGTATTGTAAAGAATGGTGTTCTTTCAACTAATGGAAGAATATCAGATGATTTGATTACCAAGCCAATGGATATGAGCCAAAAGGAAGGTAGAATGTATATTCTCATTCCTAATGGAGCTGGTAAATATAGTCCTGCTGCTGTAAGGGTTAAACACTTCAATGAAAGTGAATATGACCCAAATGATGTTACAGTAAATAGTACTCCTTTATATAAGAATATTAGGAAAGCTATTGATGCTTTAGCTAATGCTATAACAGAGGAAGATGTTAATAATGCAGTAAAGGACTTAGCAAGAAGTCTCTACTTAGGTGATGTTCATATTGACTTTGTTCAAGGTAAGAATGGTAATGGTATCAGGTTTACTAAGACTCAGAGAGATGCTAATAAGAATGAAATTTATGATGAGATTGAAGGTAAGAGAGTAAGAAGAGAAGACTCAAGAACTGTATTCTTAACTGAAAGATGGGACCCCAATGTACTCTATGAATTAGGAGGTGATGGTGTTAAAACTCAACCTGATACAAGAGATGCAGCAGAAGTAGCCAGTGAAATACAAAACATTTTAATGGCATTCAATCTTCCATTGCAGGTGAATTTAGGTATGCTTAATAAGGGAGGATACAATAATATGTTACTCTCTTCTGGAGTAATGACATCAAATATAACAGATGCCAGTGTAAAAAGTAACTGGTTTACAACTGATTATTTTGATGTTCAAGGTAACTTACAGCAAGCCTTAAATCCTGCATCAGTTAAGCCTGAGGAGGGAAGAAAAATACAAACTCCTGTTGGAGGTACAGAAGGTGCTATTGCAGGAACTCAAGTGTCAGTTGATAATACTACATATCATGTAGATTTAACTTCTAATACTGTTAGGGATAACCAAGGTAGGACTCTTACAACTTTCCCAGAGTCTATTCTTGATATGGCTTATATTCAAGAAAACTATGGAGACTCTCAGAATGGTTCCATGATGATGGGGGGTATCACCCTTCTTCCTAATGGAAAGATTCTTAATAGAAATACTGGTCAATATGTAACTGGAACAGCAGCAGATAAATTCAAACAGAAATTAGCTGATAGAAAGAAAACTGTAGCTGATTCTAAGAGAGTTATAGACCAGATTGCTGAGAATCAAAGTAAGGTTGATAAGACCAGAACTGATGGTGAGTTCTATTATATACTTGAAGATGATGGTGAATATCATGAGTATAAGAGAGTACATTCAGTATTAGGAAGTAACTGGATTGAGTCTCCTAAGCAAACCAAAGCTCTACAAGATTTAAGGGTTAATCTCTCAAAGAATGCAGATAATATACAGCAATTCAATGCTTATCTCAAGAATTTAGGTAAACATTATGGTGTAGACTTAAGTGCATTTGAAGGTAAGGTTGATGCAAGAAGTAGAGATACTATTGTGAATATAGTAAGAGACAAGATGTCAGGAACTAATTCACAGAGAGCATTAGAAGCAGGTACTTCTGTGGATAGTGTAATTAGAAACTTCTTTACTTCAAGTGAGATGCCAGTTAAACCAAGCAATATGTCTGAACAGGCATTTAATGATTTGGTTACTTCTCTTACTGAAATTAAGAGTGCTATTGAAGTAAGAGGTGAAACATTCCTTACTAATAATATAGTCCTCTTTACTAAGTTTGAGAATGGTGAAAGGGTTGCTGGTGAGGTAGATATTCTCTCTGTAGATGCTAATGGAAACTTCAAGATATATGATGTTAAGACAAGTAGATATAGCTTCTATGACTTTGTTGATAGGAATGGTAGAAAGGTTAATTATTTCAAGAATAAATCCAATACCCAAACAATGAGTCAGGAGCAGTATTATACTAAACAACTAAGTGCTTATAAGAACTTATTTGAGTCTCAATATCATACTCCTATTACTACTTTAGCTATACTTCCTTTTGTACTTGAGTATAATAAGGATAGTGTTAGTAGAGTAACTAAGGAGAAGGGTATCCTATTAAAATATGATTCATCTGTGAATGTTCCTTTAGTTGGTGCAGTAGCTACTCCAGAAGTGAGTAATACTGATAGCTCTTTACCTATATTCAATAGTACATTTGAGACAAGAGAACCTGTAAACAATGTTCTGCCAGAATATAGTATGTCAGATAGTAAAGTAGGTTACTTCCTGAGAGATGGTAAGTTACATACAAGTTATCTAAGTCCTATTGGAAAGGTAAATGGAGTTGAGGTATATATGACTAAGGTTCCTAATATTACTAAAGGCTTTGGAAATCAACCTGCACATGTTGCATCTAATGACTTCTATGCAGTATTTCCTAATGGTAATACTATTGCTTTAGTAAAGAATGCTGTACTGTCATATAGTGAGACTGAGGCTAAAAACAATATAAAGAAGATACTTGAGGGTAATCCTCAGAGAGTTGTAGATATGTCTCAAGAGACTACTATTCTTTATACTCCTTCTGAGCAACCAGTTAAGATTGAGAAGCCTATTATTCCAGCTACTATTAACCAGCCTGAATTAAGTGGTGCTCAATCTACAGTAGCTAAAGAAAAGGCTATTAATCAAGTAGATGAAGAGTTTGATGTAGAGTTTGAATTAAGGCAAGTTGATGATTTGAATAGACCTATATGGGATAAAGAAAAAGAGTTAGCTTGGTTAAATAAAGTTCTACCTCAATTAAGTGAAGATGAGAGAGTTAAAGTAACTCAAGGATTGATTAAAGTAGCTAAGACTGGTGCATTAGCATGGGGTCAATTTAGTGAAGGTATTATTACTTTAAGTGATGTAGCTGCTGAGGGAACTACATACCATGAAGCATTTCATGCAGTATTCCACTTACTCACAGAACCCAGTCTAAGGGAAGAGTTATTACAGGAAGCAAGAGAAATCTATGGTGACTTAAGTAACTCAGAGTTAGAGGAAAGAATGGCAGAAGGATTCAGAGAGTATGTAATGACCCAAGACACTCAATCTTTAGGTGATAGGATAATCAATTTCTTCAAGGAACTGTTTGCTAAGGTTACTAACTGGAACCAGTTAAGACCCTCTCTGACACAATACTACAGAAATATTAATGAAGGTCATTATTCTAATTCTACTTATAAAGTGCCAACACTTAATAGTAGTAGAACTGAATCTTTAGAATTTGTAGGACTGGAAACAGAGACAAGAGAAGCACTTGAAAGAAAAGGATGGACAGAAGATATGTGGAATCAAATCTCTCAAGAGGAGAAAGAACAAGCTATCAGATGTTCATAAACTCAAACATGAGGTTCAAATTTTTTATTAAGGTGTAAATAAAAAGGGGAGAATAGTTAATTCTATTCTCCCTTTCTTGTTTCTTAACTGTCCTTCCCAAGGAACATACAACCAATTACAAACCCAATAATGCACACTAATATCCACCATCCATTCATAATTTATACCTCCAATTAAAGCCACAGGATTTACCATTAGGGTACTTCCTTAGCTGATTATTAATAGCTTTCTTTATTTTCTCTATATCTTTTCTTAATACAGGAGCCAAGAATTGAGCTGCTTGAGTAGTTGAATCAAATTCTGCAATAAATTCTCCTTCAAAAGAATACTGTAGTATAGGCTTATTTAACCATTCATTAGATTGACCCTTCTTATTATTAGATTGTCTCTCTACTACAGTACCATAGGAATTGTTATATTGGGTAGTACACCATTCTAAATTATCCATGTAGTTATTACTCTTATCTTCATCTTTGTGATTTATAATAGGTAAATTATTGGGGTTAGGTATAAAATGCAAAGCCACAAGCCTATGTACACTATACCACTTAGCCACATGATTTACATCTTTCAGATTTACAAGATGATACCCATCTTTATTAATATTATGCTTGAGTACTCTATCCTCCAAACTACAACCCTTCCCTCTTCTACCAAGAGATTTTACCCTACCTAAATTGGATATTTGGTATAAACCAATATACCCTTCAATGTCTTTCCAAATTTCATTCATATTCTTATATTTTATTATTCACTGCAAAGATAAGTATAAATCCATTAATATGCAAGTGGATAAATAAATTATTTAGTGAATAAAAAAAGAGGAGATTTCTCCCCTCTTTTAATGTTACTGTTTGTAGAATGGTATAGACTCCTCTGGATGAAATCCCTTTAATATAGTATTCCTCATTGGAACTAAAGGACTTCTCAATAAGATTCTTTGAGCTTTTGAATAGCCTTCAAACTGTCCACCCTTAATTAGAGCTTCCTCTCCATTAAAAGTTTCATAATTGAAAGGATTCATTATACCAACCAAATCCACAGCTTTCTGTAAAGTATTAACCCCAGCAGCAGGTGATTGAAGTAGCTTAAAACCTTCATTTGACATAGGAGGTCCGGGTAACATAGCACCCAATTCTGTATAAAGTCTTCTTAATTGGTATTCCACCATCCTAACCAACCAAGGTCTGTCTCTATCATCTGACCACTCAATTAGACCAATTGCAGCAGTTACAGCTAAGAAGTGAGCTACTTCTGTAAGTGCTCTCTTAACATTAGCTTTCTCAGTTTGAGTCATTTCTCCCCATCTTGAAGCTATATCAAATTGAGCTTGTCTCATATCCTGAGCAAGTGCAAGAAAGAATCTTCCTGTAGTCCTATAATATCCCTCAGTCCAAGCCTGCAAGTCATAATTATAGGTAGCAGAATTAAATCTCCTATTCCAACTGGGTCTCATCCACTTCCTAAACATCATACCCAATCTACCAATAGCTAACCTTTGAACTGCACTTCTATCAGCTTTATTGTAAATACCGTGCATTCTTTGATTAATAGCTGCACTCTTTCTACTGAACTTGATTATATCTTCTTGAGTGAAAGCTGAGCCATCAGCCTTAGTATAACCTTGTTTTAATTGTAATTTAGCACCTAACTTCTTGTTGCTTCTATCTAATGGTACAACTTCAAAAGCATCCCACAGGCTTACTAATTTACCATTAGGAGCCTTCATTTTATAAGCATTAGCTAAGGCTAAGGAAGTTCTTGTCTGCATCCAATGTTCACCAGCATTATTCATAAAGAATAAAGCAGATGTACCAAACATTCTACTGAACCATGTTTTTCTATCAAAGTTTACCTCTCTGACATCCTGTTCATACTCCTGCATAACATTGAATAATTCATCCCATAAAGCTAACTTATTAGTCTTTACCCTATCTCCTAACTGAGCTAAGAAAGTAGGTAACTCTTTACCATAGGTTTTATCAGCTTTAAGAGTGTCCTTCTCACTAAAGAACTCACCAGAGAATGATTCAATTCTCATCATTACTTTACCAGTAGCCACATTGGATATACCTGAAAGGATATTCAATGCTAAATTATTCATAGAGGTCATTCTATTCACAAAATTAGCAACCTTACCTTTATCAATGTTAGTCTTACCAAATGTACCTTCATCAGCCATGTATCTTCCATACACCTGCATTTCAAAGAAGTCATTCAGTCTCTCCATAAACCTTGATTTATCCCCTGTCTTGGTTAATTTACTCTCAACCTTTCTACCTACAGCCTTGAACTTCTCCACCATTGGTTTACCTCCAGAAGTTTGGGTAATCTGTCTTTCTCTCAATATGTCTCTACCTACCTCAAGAACATCTATGACCTTATTCATTTCATCAAAATCATTTGCCATAGCTGCATAAGCTGTAAGAGTTCCTACTATATCAGTAGATATATCATTAGCACTTTCTCCTTTCTTGAGTTTAGTAAAGTAGATAGGTAACATTTGCACCTCTCTATCTTCAAAATCCTTCACAGTTGCCTTATCTCCAAAGTCTGTATCATCAGTTCTTCTAATGAAGTTATCCTTGATATTTTCCCAAATCTGTTGAGTACCAGCTTTTACACTTTCAGAGTTCTTGACTCTTTCTACTAAGTCTTTCCTAATCTTTACAGCACTATTCAGTTTTGTATATTTGTCAGGAAGCAGAGCATCAAGTTTAGCCTTTATATCCATGATAGTATTATAATACTCTTTTTGAGCCTTATTCAGCTTTCTGAACTCCATACTCTCATAGATAGACTTCTTAGGTTGTCTAACACCATCTACTGTTTCCATATTGGCATTAAACCAAGCCTGTCTCTCCTCATTGTATTTATCAGCATTCTCTCCTACAGGATTCTTACCATATTTATCATTAAGACTTTGAAACATAAGTCTCATTCTCTCTCTGAATAAAGCATGATTAATCTCACTGATATAATTACCACTCTTATTACCTTTACTATCCTTCTCAAACATCCACTCTGTGTCTTTTACACCAGCTTGTTCAAGTTTAATAGTAACAGCTTGTAGTTCTTTTTGAACTTCAATAGTTTTCAATCTGGCTTGTTCCTTGCTCTTTTTAACAGCTTGGTCCATTACTTTCAGCATATAATCTGAACTATCAGCCATACTATCCAACCATCTATCAAAGAATGATATATCCTCATCAGCTACTTTAATTAACTCTTCTGCATTCAAAGTCTTACCCTTATACTTTCCAAAAGGAACTACAAGATTATCTCCTACAAAAGGTTTAATGAAATCTACAAACAAAGGCATAGAGATTGTATTATAGTCCACTGCAAGGTCATTAAGCATTGTAGTAACATTATCTAATGCAACCCTTACTCTTTGACCATATCTATTATCTGTGGACTTCTCTTCTTCCCTGAGAGCCTCTCTAACTGAATCAGCTATTCTCTTATAACTGTACATATAGTTTCTGATGTCTCTTAGGACTCCTGCCCTTTCATTGAGATTTGATGCAGGAGTATTTCTCAACACCTCTAACCTACTACTTACCTTCCTTAACTCTTCCAGAGCATTATCAAGAAACATATAGATTCCCTCAATCTCACTATTATCAGCTAATTCAAGTTCCAACCTGTCTATTAATAGCCTCTGATTGGCACTAAATTGACTGTTAGGATTTCTTTTCTCATAAATCTTGAGTCTCTTTAACTCATTGTCTATGATTTTTTGAAGTAGTTTCTTATCCCTATCCACTCTTTCAGTAGTAGAATAGAAAGCCTCAGAAGTGGCTATATTCTCAACATTGATAGCTTCATCCAGTTGTCCAGTTAGAATATCATTTGCCAGTTGAGCAAAGTTACTATCTGCACTCAACATTGCTTTTTGGAATTGGGAAGCACCTAATCCTTTAAAGAAATTTTTTACAGCATTGATAAACCTCTCCAGAAGGGATTTATAAGATGAAGAGGGGATAGGTTCAGACTGTAATAAGTGTTTAGCTAATAACTTACCAGCAGCTTCTCTTGCCAACTTAGATTCATCACTTTTATAAAGAGTGTCATAAGTGCTATAATCTTCACCTAATATTTCACTCACCAAACCATTGTTAGCCAAATGATTAATCAGCCTATTAATGAGAGGGTTATCACCCATTGCCTCAATAGCAAAGTGAGCAAATTCCTCAGGTAATGCTCTCTCACCTTTAATACCCTCAGCAAGTCTAATCAATTCAATTATACCTGTTGCAGCATCTCTGGCTTGACTAAAGTCAGTTACACCAGCTACTCCTCTCCTCTGTTCCAAGCCAGTTAAAGCACCTATACTAATACCATTGGCAGCTAATATTTCCCTCAATCTATTGTTCAAGTTCTCATTATACTGCATGTTATTAGCTTCAATACTATTCATCTTGTTTCTTACTCTAACAAAAGGAGAGATATAAACCCTATTACTCTCATTATCCCATACCTTCTCAACACTGGCTACATAGTCCTCTCTAAACTCTGATTGAGTATTGAATTGAATAGCCTTTTGGACTAACATTCTATAGTTCTCATCATTATTCAGATACAACTTAGTTCTGCCTGTCTTGTGGTAATGACCAATTTCTTCATTGAGTTTAGTCAGAACTTTCTGTTCCCCTACAATACTTTTAAGGTTAGTTTTCTTCAAGAGACTACTAAGAGTAGGTTCACCATTTTCATCAAGAGTTAATATTGGATTCCAATTGGTAATAAAATCCTGACTCTTTGTAATGAGGTATATTCTTGTTGCCTCCTGTCTATTAGGGGCATAAGCCAGCAGGTCTTTAAATAACCTGCTGCTTACTACCTCATTCTTACTGTTCCTCACTTGAGGAATTATTGCACATTTCTTAGCCATATCTTATAATTCATATAATACATCTGCACCACAGACTTTATCATTATTGGCATCTTCATAAGCCACATTAGGACTAATTGAATTGATGTCATTTGATTGTCCTTCATTCACTTCCAAAGGAGCACCATACACCTGACTGAAAGCCTCACTTGCAATATCCTCAGTTAATACTGAGAAGTCATAGTTAAGATACTCTGGCATATTGTCATAATCAATTGTAGGTTCAAAGGCTGTAATGTCCTCACTTACATTTGGACTATAGTCTCTGTCATTCTTATCAATTACTGACTTCATTTCAGTTACATCTTTACCATACTCATATTCAATAAAACTGTTCTTGAATCCAAGTGGGTCTATTCTCTCATATACAGCTACATTAGGTTGTACATTATCAGCCTGTGTAAGTCTGTAATATATTGTACCTCCTCTATGTCTTCTTGCTATATAGTTGAAGAAGTCATAAGTAGTTTCCTCTCCTATTCCTTCTCTCTTCCTTATTATCTTCTTATCACCAGTGTTTGATTCAGTATCAATAGTTATTTTAACCATTGGTAGAGCATCACCTTGTTCATTAGTGAAAGAAGTAGAAGCCTCAGTTGGAACCTCAGGAACCAATTGTCTATTGTCCAAGTGATTATAGATATACTGGTCAATAAATTGACTATAATCATCCTCACTTTCCAACAATCTTCTCAGTGTGTCAATATACTCTGGAATAGATTGTCTTATAGCAGTTGGTGCCAAATGAATGAAAGTAGAAGGTCCAAATGCAAATCCATTTCTGTAATAACTATACCTAAATAAATTAAGAGCTAAAGCCTGAGCTTCTGGTCCCATATATAATAATGATTGCCAGTCTCTCATGTATCTTTCTCTCAGAGTAGGACTCAACTGACCAACATTCTTAAATACTACTGTATCTACAGGATTGTTTTGATTAGCTCTTACTACTCTTAATCTCTTAATAAACTCAAGTTCAGCTATTTCAGGATGTTCACTCAACATTCTATTGAAATAATCAGGGAAATTATTGATGAAATCCCTTCTCTTTTCAGTAGAAGTAGTTACCTTATCATCTGCTCTCATATTAGCTTCTTGTCCAAAGAAAGATGTCTTAGACATAATATAAGCTAATAAATCATTGTAGATATTATTGAGTGTCTTTGCATTTAACTTACCTGTCTTAGTATGTTGTCTTAACCCTCTTAATCCTTCTTTACCATCAACTACTTCCTTGAAAGAGTTAGTGAATTGAGGGAAATATCTACTAAACATTTCTTGTGTCTGGTCAATACCAAGACTAAAGAAAGCCTGTAAATAAGGAAGTGGAGACTTCAATAAGTCCTCTCTTATTTGGTCAATACTTTTGCCTTTCATGTCTATTGGCATGATTACATCTGCACCAACCAAAGGTGAGTTCTCATTAAAGACTACATTAGTCAGGAAGTCATCAACCTTTTGTATTTTAATCTGTGTATCTGCAATTGTAGGACCTGCTGCACCACCTTGAGTATCTGACCTTGTGGCTTGAACCATCTGTCCTAAAGCATCTGCTGTGCTCATAATTCTCTTAAATAAATACCCAGCAGCCACTTGTTTCTTATAGAACTCAACCTTTCTGTAGTCAGAAGTCTGATTCCTACTCTCTAATTCCTCTACTTCCTTCTGGAGAATAATAGCATCAGCTAAATCATCTGCCATAAATTTGTTAGATTTATAGTTGTCATAGGTGACTTCTTCCATCATTGCAGCCTTCTTCTTATAGTTTTCAAGAACTTCATCAATAATTACATCCTTCCCTTTCCCATCTCTACTTTCCCTGAAATAGGTATTAGTAATGTCCATAACAATAGGTTGAGACATTATCAAACCAATCTCAATAGGATTGTATCCAAGTCTACTAAGAAGCATTGAAGCATCAGCAGTAAAGGTATTCTGATTCAATGAAGCAAGCACAGGGTCTTTCACATTATCCACAGATGCAGCAAGGAAACCAGCATTGTTTCTTGAGATATACTCTTTATTGTCATTCATCATACCATGAAGTGAAGTCAATCTCTTACCATTAAGTAAGAATGACCCATTCTCAGTATCAAGACCTAATTCAGTGTGCTGCATTAAAGCATGGTTTGCATTATGGTTGGCATAAATACCAATCAATGCTGCACCAGTCATATTTTGTTGGTGCAATATAACCTGAGTTCTTGGGTTAAGAGGGTCAAGTTTCTTCTTGAACTTCTCTGCCAATTTGTCAAGTTGTTCTAAATCCATGTTTCTCAGACCACTAAGAGTACTTTGATTTTCAGGAATATTTAATTCCTTTCTCAATTCACTTTCTCTACTGGCTTGTAGAATATTCACTATTCTTGCAGATTTCTTCTGATAGTCAAAACCACCGGGGTTAAGCATCTTTGAAGCAGTGTCAGCATTAGTAAGAACACCCCACATCATATCAATCAAGAGATTGTTTCTGGCTTCAAGACTATTCTCTTGTGGAGACTTGCTGAAATCATATTCAATCTTCTCAATCTTATCCTCCTGAGCCACTCTATACTTCTCTCTATTAGCTTTATATGTCTTCCAGAGATTGTATTCTTGACTACCTTTAGGAGCTTTCCTACCTTCATCTATGGCTCTGTTTACACTCTCCCTATACTCTTTCAATAGTTCAGGAGATACAGCTTTTCCTTTTGTCAATTGAGCAACTAAGTCATAAACAAACTGCCTTCTATTATACTTAGGAGTTATCTTGAACTCAGGCAACATGATATACAATTTATCCACATCAAAGTCAGAACCACTAAGAGTAGTGATTTCTGCTGGTAACATGATTGCAGAACCATTTTGCTGAGGTAAGAAGCCTTTAATATAAAGAGGAGCCATTGAATACTTGTCCTCAGTTGGAACCCTATAACCAATCAACTTTCTCAAGCTGTCTGGTAATTTATTTACATCCAGTTCATGAGTACCTGCTTTCATAAGAGGTTCATAGAACTTCCTACTATAAGCTGGCATATAAACTTCGAGATATTTAATTCTCTTGTTCTCTCCTTCCCCTTCAAAAACAATCTTCAAATCATCAGTAAGACCATAGTCAGACACTTGAATAAGTGCTCCACCTCTAATCTTCTGCTTTGTAATTCTACTCTTTATAATACTATTGAGTAATGTTTGAACTCTCTGAGATTGTACAGGGTCAAATAATGGAATGTTGAATTGTCCTTTCTCATTAAGAGTACAGGCTCTAATCATATCAATTCCATACCTTTGATTACCTCTCAATTCCTCAAGAAGAATCTTCTCAACTTGTTTTGCATCTTTGAAAATCTCATTTACATCAGCAAAAGCCTGAATGATATTCTCAGTGTTAATAGCATTGTACATATCTAACCATTCCTGTTTAGTCATTTCCCTACCATTAACCTCAATCTTAACATCTGGACTAATATCGGCTGTAATCAACTTTCTAATCTGAGTACCTACAAGCTGAACTGCATCAATAGCATGTTCTGGAGTTGCAGTCTGAATACCATAGTCTTCATAACTTACTTTATGAACCACATTAGGGTTCTCAACTCCATCCTGAGTAGTGGATTCTTTAAGAACTCTTTTGACATCTTCCTTAGTATTTACCTGATTCAAATCAATCACACCTTGTTTTCCAACCTTAGTAGTTGACTCAAATTGAACCACATCAATACCATTCTCTTCCATGAACTCATTGATAGCTGTAAGTTTACCTGATTTACCCAGTGGACCTGCAACTAAATTGTGCATAGCCATAAGAAGAAACTCTGAGTTCTTATGCTGAACTGGTGTTTTAATACCAGTATGACCCTGTACTCCACTCATATTATTCACTTGAGTGTACACATAGGGTTTCTTAGTCTGCCAGATAATATTGAAATCAGCCATATCCCACTTACCATTTTGGAAGTTATCAAAGGCTCTCTGCATATCATCTGTCCACTGACCAGACATATCAAGAATAGCTCTGTAAGAACTTAGTGACCTATATGCCTGAGCATCTGCCACATTTACTTCTTTGAACTTATTGACAATCAAGTCTCTGTCTCTCTTCAACATTTCACCTTTCTTGACTCTTTCATCAAGTACAGTTTTAATATCTTCGAGAGCAGAAGATACAATCTCATCATCCTTTAGATAAATAGTTCTCTCTTCCTTTCTACCATACTTAGAGTTGGTATTAAGTCTAAGAGCAGGAGCATGAACCTCTTTATATCTCTTTTGGAAGTCCTCAAGATTCTTATAGAATGCAAGGTCAGTTGTAGTGAGTTCAATGATTTGTGATGTAGCAAACTTACTATTCCAGAAGTACTCTCTCAACTTAGCTTTAGCATTATTTCTAATAACCAAGTTTCTGTTGATACTGTCCATTTCCTTTACAGTAATTTCACCTTTCACCATCTTCTCTCTCAATAAATCCTTAATACTATCAAAGATTTCAACTGCTCTCCTGTCATCTACTGGATTATTATTGTTGTAATCCCTTAGAAGCAAGTCCATCTCTGTAGTCCACATTCCTTCAAGAGCCTTCTTAGCATTATTTAAAGAAGTAGCTGTATTCCTATTATAAGAACTTTGACCAGTAGTTACACCAATCACACCAAGATACTTATACTTACCATTAGGTAGTTCCTCAAGTAATCCAGCCTTTGCCCATTCTCTAAAAGTTTGTTCAAACTCATTATCAATAGCTTCTCTTACTGATTCTCTGATAAATGTTCTTAACTCTTCACCAGTTCCCTCTTGTTGTATTCTTTGAAATCTATCAAGGAATGTCTCTCCATTCTCATATCTTACATCATTGAGAGCTATAAGGAACTTAAATTCAGCACCACCAATACTCTTGATAGTACCATCTTTCTTCCTTACTATATCATAGTTTGCAATAGGAGCAATGTTTGGATTACCCTTCTGATATTCTTCATCCCTTTGATTAACCAGAGCTATTCTATCTACCTCTTGGTTCACCAAATCAACAAATCTATCAAGAATAATCTCATCATATTTCATGTACTCTCCATCCTCTCCAATCACACTATGATTGTCATACTTCCTGAATCTAATAAACTCAGCAGAAGGTGAATCTGAAAGAATTGGCACATGGTAATTAGCCCATTGTACATCAGATTTACTGTTGTCAGGGTCTCCAAAGTATTCTGTCAGTAATACTAAGGTATAATCCAAATCATCCCAGTTCTGATATGCAACTTTATCTGAGTTAAGTAGAACCTTATGGCTCAATCCTCTTCTCATTTCAGGGTTATTTACCAGTTGCTCAATCCAATCATTTCTCCATCTACCATCTTTAAAGAACCATTCATATTGTCCAAACTCATTCTCAATGAACTCTTTGAACCTTGCCTCATTACCCATTACATTCTTAAGTTGTTTAATCAACTTGCCAAGATAGTTAGGAGTAACATGGCTATAATATGACTTATCATTCTCTCTCACACTTGACTCAATAGCATCTTCTGTTACTTCTGCAAGCATCATAGCTATACTATTGTAAGCAGAACCAAAGGTATTAATCAAATCCCCTCTCTTTTCAGTTCCATCTTCAAGAGTCTCAGATTTAACCTCTCCTTTCTTTACACCACTGAATATGATGTTTAATTGAGGAATAAGCAACATAATTGGGTCTGTTGCAGTACCACCTTCATATTGCTTTATATTTGTAAGAGCATCTAATAATACTCCTTGATTAGCATTAATACCAATCATATTAAGGAGTTTATTTAATGTCTTCCACACTTTCTCATCCTGTAGAAGTTCCAACCTCTGTTCTGTACTGAGGTTAGTAAACCTGTTATTTAGAGCCTCAGTCCATTTAAGACCATTCTCTGCATTTTCAAGATTCAAGTCTCCATTCTTATCATAGATACTATCATCATCCAACTGGTTCCCATTCTCATAGTTATCCCTCCATTCATCAAGTAGATAATAAACACCCTCAGGCTTATTGATAGCAATAGTTTCCATCTTGTAAGTACCATCAGCTTGTAGTTTCTTCTTCTGAATCCAGTAAGGCATAAAGTCCTTTCTGAAATCCTGATAGAACTGACTGAACAGCTTTTCCTCTCCTTGAAGTTTCTTAACTATTTGCTTAGTCCAAGGTTTGGTATTACCCAGAGTCTCCAGAAGTGGTAACATATCATCAGATGTAATCATATATCTGAGTTTATCTATTAGGGTAGCATGAACATAGTCTGCATCTAAGAATCTAAGATTACCTAAATCATCTTTATCATACTTACCTCTGTAATCCAGTCTGGGGATCTCTCTGATTACCTTTCTAACTTCTTGACTCAATAACTCATGAGAACTCACTTCTCTATAATTAGTCATCCAACCATCCTTGAAAGCCTCATCCTTTGCAAAATCATCAGCCTGATTATCCATCATACTCTCTCCCTCTGGAGTATCATTATTAAGGTTGGCATCTTTAGGGGCAATATAATTAGGGTCAATCCTAATACCCTCTGTGGCTATTAGTATAGTACTTGCTTCCTCAGCCAAGGGTTTGAAGTTATCTACTACCTTCTGATAAGCATTAGTTTTATATAATGCTTTCTTCTTTGCAGCTTCATACTTTTGTTCATCACTATATCTCTCAGAACCTTTCATACTATTGATTGTATTCAGTTCTGATTGTATCCTATTCTCCTCAGAGTCAAGTATATAGTTATTGAAATAATCCCTTACTCTACTAAATAAACCAGCAGGTGTATATAACTTGATTATCTTGAATCTATCCAGAGAGTTTAGCTCTTCTTTTAATTCATTGACAGCAAGTACATCACCTTCTTTTTCAGCATCAGCAATTCTCTTGTTAAGAGTGTCATTGTGTTCTTGCAGTGCTGTATCTATTTCATTGCTAAAGAATCTTGCAATTAGACTAACCCTGTCTCTTCTTGTTCTTGGGTCAAAGTCTAAATCTACTTTAGCTTGTTCTTCTACACTTGAAATCCTTGGTGCTTCAAATGAAGGTGAGAGTGCTTTATCTAAAGCCTCTACCAATTCATCCTTACCCTTCCTTAAATCTGCTCTAAAGTTATTAAGTTCAGCAGCAGTAGGATAAGTGTCCCAGTCCTTATTATTCTTGTCTTGCCATAGCTCAACAAGTCCTTTGACTGATTCTATAGTTTCACCTTGTAATTTAGCAGCCAATTCCTCAATAGTAGAATTAGTTGTGATACATCTTTTACTCATCTTGTTATAGATTTATAATTAATTTTATGTGCAAATATAAAGGTTGTTTTCTTAATATGCAAGTTATTAAGGGTTTTCTTTTTGAGAGGTAAACCAAACTCTTTAAAAATGAGAAAGGGGAGACTTAGCTCCCCTAACATTTATTCAACAACATACTTAACTCCATTGAAGATAAGTTGTTTAATTGTATTGATATTAACCAGCCTTTCACCAGTTTCTTTGGAGTTTCTTTCAACATCCATATCCATACATTTGTACTTACCATCTCTGGAAACAAACTGCATTTTATAGCCCCTAAGTACTCTATCTTCTCCTTCAATAAAGTCCTTAATTGGGTTATTTTGAACATGTTCCAATGCAAGTTTATAAGCCTCAGCCATTGACTTCTTTTGCTTCTTAGCTTTGTCAATAATAGCTACAGCTTCCTGTCTTTGAGCTTCCCTTTCAGCTTCATACTGCTTCTTAGTCTTAGCTTTATCCTGCTTTTGGAACACAACAGTAAATACCTCAGAAGATTTGATACCCTCAAAGATTGTCCTTATACCCGGAGTACCATCTTTCTTATCTTCCTTAGTAACTTTTACTTCTTTGTCATACTGGTCAGAAGTATTAAGCAGGTCTTGAACATAACCCAAACCTAATGTTACTGATTTACCACTTTCTGTGTGTTTGAACTTGATAGTATCTTTACCCAGTTCCTCAACAATGTAATGTGATTCTTCTGAGAATATGTCACCTACTGCTATTTCTTTAATATTAATTTTCATACTTTGTTTTCTTTAATCAATTAGTTCTTTTGAATAAGCAGAATATACTGCTGTCATTTCTGCATCATCTACAAATAAATCCATAGTAGCCTTATATAAGCCTCTTGTTCTTTCTCCACCCCTACTTAATGCAGCAGCTTCAATTACCTGAGAAGTCTTACTATCAGTCTTGAAAGGAACACTAATACCATTAGTAATGGCAGAAAGTTCTTTATACCAAGCACCACTTCCAAGGGTCATAGTATCAAATTTGATACCTAATTCATTTGCCTTCTTAGCTTCTTCCCTCCAATCAATCTGATTGTTCTTCACCCTATCATTATAGGTATAACCTATACTATGAGGATTTGCATCAGCAATCAATAATACAGCTTTGGTTGAGCCTTCTCTCCATGAAGTTTCCTCAGTTATCTTCTTGATAACCAGTTCATAGAACTCATCACTATCACCCCCACCTGTGTTCTCTGCATTCTTGACAAAACTAATAATTTTGTTCTCATCATTAGTTAAGTCTAATACTTGGTAAGCCTTACCAAATACAGTCTTACACTTCATATCACAATAGTCCCCAAATGCTACAATACCAACCCTTAAATCAGGATTAGAGCTGAATAGCTTAGGTACTAACTCCTCAACATGTTTCTTTACTGCACCAATATAACTTGACATAGAGCCAGTTGTATCAAATGCAATAACCATGTCAAGCATACCATCAGTAGCAGAACTCTCTGCTACTTTAGGCTTACTTTCTTTTTCTTTTGGTTTTACCAGATTTGTTCTCATATTCTCTTTTAATGTTAGCTTCAACTTGAGCTGTTAAATCAGCTCCACAGTTCTCACAATACCACTTTCCTTTCACATACTCTGCCTCCATGTGGTCATCACAGTTATCACAGTGTGCAAATTGTCTTTCCATAATTAAATGAATTTCTCAAGGTTTGACATAAATTGTACAGTTTCATCTTGAACAGTTTTAATCTGCTCAATTTCTGCACTAATAAGCTGGATTTGACCATTCTTTTTATCCATCTCAGCTTGCATTTCTGTGTTCAATTTGTTAGCATCTTCATGTGCTTTCTTGAACATTGATTTAACTCCACTCAGCCTCTCACTAAATGTAGGCTTCGCAATAATTGCTGTTTTCTTACTTCCAAATGCCATTGTTTTTTTTTTTAGTTAATAATCAGTATTCCTATACTCTTCAAGTGCTTCCTTGTATTGAGGGGTCTTTGAATAGCCACAAGATTTCATAAACTCAGGACAAAAGCCTCTATATATGCACTCAGGCACACACTTGTCTACAAGTACTGGGTCTACTTCTTTAATAGCAGCTAATACCTGTTTCCATGCTTCTCTTGTCTCCACAGATGCACAACTACATAATCTCTTTCTTGAGATATTAATGATAGCCTGTGCATTAGCTGTCATATCCATATCATTCAAACTTCCCTGAGGTAACTCATCTCTTGGTATCCCAAGGTCTCTTCTGTCACCCCTCTGACTATGCACAAATTTCTCACACCCTTCATGGTGTCTTACTAAATGTACAGTAACCCACTGTTTGATTTCTTCCCATGACCAGTCATATTCCACCAATCTGATAGGACTATGTTCAGCCAACAACATTTTAGCTTCCCAAGAAGCAGATGGCTCTTTATCAAGAGGAGCCTTTCCAGTGGTTCTCCTTGCAGCATTTAATGCTCTTCTCCAAGGAGTTACCTGTTCTAATCTTACAATCTTACTCATGATTTCATCTCATCTAATATAGTTCCAACTGCACCAATAACTACTATACACAATGCAAATAAACTTAAAGTCCAGTGTATATAACTTAACCAATAACAGATAATAAGCACCATCATTATGGCTGCTACAATAATGGTTAGATAGTACAAATTCTTAGACATATTATTCATCCAATATTACAATTTCATCAAAATCAACTTTCTTAGGAAAGTCCTGTTGTCTTACCTTCTCTTCAAAGGCTTCATTTATCTGCTCCTCTTCTGCATCAGGAGGTAATTCAACCTCATCATAATATGATATGGTTACACTTACAAACCTCCTATATTTTACATCAAGAGGTTGATTCCAAGGTGCTCTGGGGTCTTCATCTGCCCCTAATGGTGCATTACTCATTCTCTTTTCCTTTTTAAGTTTCTTAATATTTATCTCTAAGTTATTCTCTTTGATTAATCTCCTTGCAATAACACTTTCAAGTTTAAGTGGGATGCTGATATGTCTGCCTCTTTCATTAAGGTAGATAGCATGGTCTCCATTATGTCTGGCATAATAGAAACCATTAGCTTCCACCACCCTAACAAACTCTTTGTGTGTAAATTGCCTCATATTACCAAAGTTCCTTGATTCTCCTAAAGTCTTCACCCTTTGGTACTGGGCAATTATCTAACCACTCCATATCTTTTACTTGCCATAGTGACAAGTCAATGTGCTTGGGAAGGAGAGATTTCATATCAGCAAAGAGATTAAGTCTAAGAGATTTACCCTCTGTAAAATCAGCTTTAGTGCCCTTTAACTCTAACATTAGTTTGTTGAGTTCTACAAACCTCTCAATTTCAATCTGACTATGAGGTGTTAGAACTATCCCATCAATATAACATAAGATATTTCTAACCATATCCCAAGCAGCTATTGAGGTATATACATAGACCTTTGGGACACTTGTAGAAAGACCACCTATAACTCGAACAGCCTTTGCTAATTCTATAACTCTATCATAGAATAGTTGTGGCTCTCCTCCAGTAATCATTATCTCCTCATAGTTCCATCTATCCACTACTGGTAAAGATGAAAAATCCCATGAGTTATTACAACACATGGGACATTTGTTAGGGCATTTAGTTGTTACTAATAACCTCAACTTCTTATTCATGATACTACATCTTTATAAGTTATCACTTGTTCAGCCATAAGACCATTACAAGGAGGCACAATAATTTGCTCAATTCTTGTTACTTTATACAGAGAGGGATAACCATTATATAAACCACTGCTCTTCAAGAGCCTCTCAGCTTCTTGGGGATTAATGGCTTTAACCATAGCACACCCTTTACCTACACCAGTAACCTCATACTCCATTACCCAGAGCTGCATTGCTCCCTCTGGAGCACACCCCACATCCACTCTATCCCTATTAGGGGTTATATTAGGTGGGGCACAATAAATTCCTTGTTGTCCTGCCATACTATTTACTGTATCTATATAAACTCTTTACTTTACCTGCTCTACCCATACTTCCATCATAGATAACATAAGTTTCCCATATAGAAGCATCAGGTCTGATGGCTTTCAATGCTTTCTCTATACCTATTTTAGTTCTTCCTAAATAGTAAGAATCATCAATGAATACCCAGTTCCTACAAGACAATTTATCCTTAAAGATAAGTGCCTCTTTTCCAGTTCTAATACCACCATTAGTAACAATTACTTCACCAAAGACCTCAGTTAGTCTTTCTCCATACATTGTCATAACAGCATTACCAAAACCTCCACTTACAACTAAACCTATATCATCCAGATTCAGTCTTTTTCCTGCATCATTCATAAAGAAGTGGAGGAAATCTTCAAGTATGTCTCTGTCACCTTTAATCATGTAATCCAGAGCATTGAAGAAATCCTCTCCTTCCTCATGTTGAGTTAGGATTTTACCTATTTTCTCATTCAGTGTCATATTAAACCTTTTGCATGAAGATGATATTTCACTAAATCCCAATCTACATAAGGTCTCTTAGAAAGAGAACTTATCATCAAGGGTATTCCTAATCCAGCATCATCTATATAATAATGAGCATAGGGTTTAGGTGATGAAGTCCAGCTCTTTTGAGTAGGATTCTCATTCACACCAAACAAAGGAATATCATGTTTCTTGAACCAATTGATTGCATCTGTTAAGGTGCAAGTCTCAATTGGGTCTCCATCAATAGAAGTCTTTAGACTTTCATCTAAATAACTCCTCATAGTAAAGAGGATTATTTGGTGTCCAGCATCAGTTAATGCTTTTAATACTGGTGCTGCTCCAATCTCCTTACCTACCTTGGGAAACTCATGTGTGACACAAGTTCCGTCAAAATCTACTGCTATAATCATACTTTTGCTTTTACATGTTCTCCATCATCTATGGAATTAAAATGGGCATTTGGGTGGTGGCATTCTACAAACTCTAATAGACATAAGTTTGCCATATCAACAAGATACTCCTTATTACCAGTCTCCTGATATAAGTTTAATCTCTTATTCATAGAGCTGACTCTATCATACTTAGGTTTGTTTGGCACACCTATCTTTCCATACCTTAAAGCTCCCATAATAAGCCTATTTCTCATTAGTTCTTCAAACTCCTGAGACCACTCAGATTTTCTCAAATCTTCAAGGTTAATAGTCTCTTTGGGAATATCTTCTTCCTCAGGTAAACCACACTTCCATCTCCACAAATTCCTTAGGTAGAAGTCTCTTTCTTGCATTTCTCCCATTCTTCTAAAGTTACAAACTGCTTAAAGAAATCTTGCTTTTCTCTAATATAAATGTCTCCATTCCTCAGGCTAACATAGGCTACAGCTTCAAACCATTTTCTACTTGTAATATCTTTCATATCACACAAATAGAGAGGTCTGTACTTTCCCCCAGTTCCTTTATGAACATAGATTTTCTTCTTATCTATCTTACTCTGGTATATCATAAGAAATCCCACTCCTATGCAAGCTAAGAGTAGGATTACTATGAGTATAATTTGTCCTGTTGCCATATTAATGAATCCAATGGTCTGCCAAATTCTTAACTAACAACTTTAGTTCCTCTAAAGTTGCATTATTCTTAACTCTGTTTGCCTTATTACTAATAATCCAAACATTCCCCTTCACATACCCTAATTCAGGTACTATCTTATCTATAGAAGGAGAATCTTCATAAGTACCTCCTTGTCTATCTCCAATATGTTTAACTAATTTAATATTCAAAAGAGGGCAGTATTCAGGAATATCAAAATCAGAAATTGTTATATCAAAAGGAACTCCTTGCTTTAAGGCTCTTTGTTTTGCACTTCTAAGTAGGTATTTCTTATAAGAATTTTCACTTGAAATAATCTTCCTCAAATTAGCTTCTCTTTCCTTTTCAATATAGCCCTCTTCATTTCTTCTCCTCTCATCCCTTCTTGCTCTTCTCAGTGCTCTCTTCTCATCAGTATTTTGTATTATATGGTCACATTCCTTGCAGATACTTCTCCTACCATACATACCATTCCCCTTAGAATAAGATTCTAAAGGTAAGTCTCTTCCACATTTGGGACAAACTTTTGTTTGATTTGGACTTGCTATTCTTGCTACTTTCATATCTTTTTTTTTTCAAAGTTACAAATAATAGTTATAAATAGCAAGTCCAAAAACAAAATACTTTGGATTCATTAATAATTTAATGCACCCAGTGGTCATGAGCATCTCCCTCAGCAGGAAGTTCAACCTTCCTACAAAAGAATGCTCCAGCCCTTTTCATACAATCTTTTAGAACTTCTGTCATTTCATCTGCTATCTCTTCTGGAACCTCTATATTCCATTCATCATGTGCTGGAATACAGAATTTAACCTTAAATACAAGATTATGTTCAAGAATATACTGCCATAGAAATACAGAAGCTACCTTAAACATTAGTGCTCCAGTACCTTGACAAGGATAGTTAATTGCCTGTTTCTCAGATGCAGATTTCCTTTTGAAGAAATGTTTCACAGGTAATACATAGACATCTGCTATACTTACATAGGCTTCTCTGGGAACTTCTTTCCCTGCCTTCTTAGTAGTATAGGTATAGACACCTACCATTCCTTTGAGACTTTCTCCATCAGCAAATCTCTTATAAATCTGTTGTTTCACAGCCTTAGGAAGTAGTTTATTCTCCTTACCTTTATAAGGTTTATATTCAGACCAAAACTCTGATGTAAATCTCCTCTTCATAGCCATAAGCTGGTCATAGTCATATATAAGAGCCTTATGTTGGGTTAATGGATTCAGTATAATAAAACCATTATCCATGACAAACTTTCTCTGTCTATCTTGATAGGTCTTAATACCAATGAAACCTTTCATATAGTTATTATATATTCTCTTTGATTCCTGCTCACTTTTACCTGAGTGAGATTTAATAGTGTTCCAGTCTCCACCATAATTGATAGGAAACTCTACTTGAGATTTAACATCATTCCTTAAACCATGAAACTTCTTCTTTATCTGTTCAATAGGACAATCCCCTATAATATCAGGAAAGGACATCTTTGCAACCAGTGAATGCACATCACCACAACCATTATTGAACAAATCAATCATGGCAGGGTCATTAGTTACATCTGCAATAATTCTTGATTCTTGCCCACTATAGTCACAAGAAATCCATTTCATCCCTCTACTTGCTACAAAACAAGCTCTTGTCTCTGGGTCTGCTGGGAAGTTCTGAAAGTTAAGATATTCAATCTTGTTGCTTTTGTCCTTACCACCTGAACTAAGTCTTCCTGTATCTGTTCCAAGCTGATTAAAGTTGGTATGTACTCTACCACTTACACTATTTATCTGGTCAATTACATTCTGACCATAGGTAGAAGTGACCTTCTTGGCTGCCTTATACTGTAAATAAAGATAGGCAATTGTAGATTTGTCTTGCTGAGGTTCTATAACTTCTGCACCTACACTATCCTTAAATTCACCTGTCTCTTTATCCTTGGCTAATAAGTCAAATCCAAGATGCTTGAATAATGGGATAACCTGTTTAGGACTATCCCAATTAATCAAACAAATAGGTTTATTATTAAAACCATTCCATAAGTCACCTTGAAGGTCTTCCTTGATGTACTTAGTACTCAACCTTGCATCCACAGGCACTTTCCATGCTTCAAAGTACCCTCTTACAGGTCCCTTAATATCTGCCTCTGGACATCTTTCACCTTGCATCTTTTCTCTGGCTCTGTCTAATTCTTTAGGGTCTGACCATCCTTCCACCTGTAAATAGTGATAGACATAAGGTTCACCCTTTGCAGCAGCTACTACCCAATCACTGAGTGCATCTTCAAACACTTTTGCAGTGAAGTTATCAAGAGTCATCTTGTATCTCCACTTCTCAATGTCCAACCTAACACCACAATATTCAGTATAAGCTACCCAATTCACAGACTTATTCTCATAGATTATTGCTGTTTGAAGGTTCCTTCTTTCAAGTTCCTTCATTTGAGCATCCATGATTCTTTCCAGATACTTTACATCATTTGCACCATACTCAATTACATCCTCTGAAAGACCAGCCCACATCACTTTACCCCGGACTGTCTTATCCAATTCAACCCCTAAATACCTCTCTCCTGCTGCTTTTAAAGCCATAGAGTGAATACCTGAGGGATAACCTAACCACATAAGTTTCTCTGCTAAGAAGCCATCAAAACAGTCTTTTACAACTATCTTTTGATGTAGTAAGAACTTTAAGTCAAACTTAATATTCCAACCAATAAACAACCTATCAGATTCCAAGAACTCTCTAAAGAACTCTATACTTACAGTGGTTATGTCAATTACTACTTGAAACTCATAACACCCCAACTGGAGCATTATGAGTTCTTTTGTATAAGGGTCAAACCCTTTGGTTTCAGTATCTAAGCCAACCTTTCTAAGAGGCTTAAGTAAGTACAGTGCAGCTTGTGGAGATATTATCTCATACTTATCAGATTCAGGTAGTATTTGTTGAGTTACTACATAAATCATATATCCACTATTGCACTCATCAACTCCTGCTCATCTACTGGTTCTGTAGGGACTTCAAAGGTAATAGCATATCCTTTCCCACTGATGTGGTTAATAGATTTTACTACTGCCTCAGCTTCTTCAAGATACTCTCCCTCAACTATCATTGGACCTCCTGCTGGGTCTATAAACATCTTCTTCTTTTCTGTATATCCACTCCTCATATAATATGTAGAAGTCTTTAACAAATAAGTATAAGATTCAGTCCCATCAGTTCTATTTAATTTCCTCAGATAATTGTGTTCATCTCCTCTTGATTTCAGTTCTATTGAGTCTTTCATACCATTGAATAAGCTACTAATTCATCAAAATTCAGTACATACCTATACTTCTGAAAGAAAGTACTACCCAAGATTCCATGTAAATTAATACCAAACTCTTGCTTGATATTACCAAATGCCAGACTTAAGTCCACTACTTGAAATTCATCTTCATAGCTTTGACTTCTATAATCTACATTCATTTTTACATACCCTGCTTGCTGAATAGTACCATCTATTCCAAAATGTCCTCCACTCTCTCCAGTCTCTTTATACAATAACCCTTCCAGAGCAGCCTCATTTAGTGAAGAATAAGATGCACCAGTATCCAGTAGGAAGTTCAGTTTCTTACCATTGTTCATAAAAGTTACAATTGGTAATTCAACCAAATCCATAGACTCTCTAAATGAGATTCTTCCCACTTTAGGGTCTATCTTCCTTCTGTTCATTATTAGATTAACAACTCCTGCAATAATGGCTACACAAGCCAATACTACTGTTATTGCTATAATTTTCCATACAAACTCCATGTTTCATGTTTTTTTTTTAGTGATTACTTCCCTGTGCTACCAATTCCTCCCCTGCCTGCATTACCTAAGTAATCCACAGGCTCCAGAAGAGGTTTTGAGGATAAGAGCCATTTTAACTTCTGCCATACAGTAGCAAACTGAGATAACTTAACCTCAAATTGGCATACTCTTGTGCCTTTAGGGATTGTTACAGCCTTAAAAGCATATAGTGGTGCTCTCCATTCATCAGTATCACCATTATAAATGGTATCAATGAATCCAAGACCATTAGCTAAAGTCACTCCTAATTTACTTGGAGCAGAACTTCTGCTATATACTCTGGCTATAAATCCTTTAGGGAGTTCTGCTGCAATACCTAACTTTGCAACATAAACCTCACCTTTCTTTAAAGTCACATCTTCTGCCAGACACAAGTCAAAGCAATCTGATTTATCCTCTCCTGTTCTTACAGGAAAACAACCTTCTGTTATTTCTTTTACTTTAATTTTCATGTTATAAACATTTACTATATCCACAATCTTTACAATGAATACATCCTGCTTCTCTTACAAGAGTTCCACCACAATCAGGACATACTTCTCCTTTAATCTCCTCATTAGGAATATACTTACTTAATACTCTACACATAGCTGAACTGAATGAAGTTATATTGTCATTAACCTTCTTTGCAGTCTTGACAATATACTTAATATCCACTCCATGTCTTAATAACATAGATGAATATAGAGTAGCTGCATTCTCTTCAACATTCTCATTAGCCAACTCAAGATTGTCTATATGGAATATACCTGATGTAAAGCTATAGTGCATCTTACTTACCTTAGTTATAATACCCTTATGAGGTTTAAAGCTAATAGGATTCCTTGGTCTGAATGCAAAGATTTCATAAGGTTTCCCCTCTAACATACCCACTAAGATAATGAACTGTTCACCTTTTGCTTTAATCAAATAAGCATCAGCTTCAAGTTCTTTTGGTCTCTTAGGAGCCTGTCTTCCTTCAATGGTCTTAGGTTTCTCAACCTTAGTTAATACACCTTCTCTGCAACCATCCCTATAAATAGTGATGCCTTTCAATCCTTGTTTCCATGACTCAATATAGATGTCAGCAATCTCTTCCTCTGTAGTTTCTTTAGCCAAATTAACTGTACTACTGATACTATGAGTGATATATTTCTGTACAATTCCTTGTAATTTAACCCTCTGTCTCCAATCAATCTCAGGTGCAGTAGAGCCATAATAAGGACTTTCTTTCCACACTTCATGCCATACTCCTACAGACCAATCATTGACATCCTCTTCACTATAATTCAAAGTAGCAACAGCCCATTTTTTCAAGTTAGGATGAACCACAGTAAATAAGGTGTATTTCTCACCTACTTTATCTACATAATCCACTCTATCCTTAGCATCCATACATTTCCTCTTTCTTTGATAGAAAGGCATGAATACAGGCTCTATACCACTACTTGTACCAGCCATGATACTTACAGTTCCAGTAGGAGCCACAGTAGACCAACTAATGTTTCTTCTACCATATTTGAGCATTCTTGTACACTCAGATGGAAAATCTTTAGCTAATTTCTTATACCATAGATTACCTCCTTCATATCCTACATTCTCAAACTCAACTGGTGTATTACAAGCAGGGAATTTACCTCTCTCAACAGCCATGTCAATATTACTATCAAGCTGACCTTTGAACATGACTTTCATCAGTTGTTCAACCTTCTGAATGCCTTCATCAGAATCATACTTTAAGCCTAACATAGCTATTGCATCAGCAAGTCCAGTGAATCCAAGACCAGCTCTTCTTCCCTGAATTGCAGTCTCTTTGATTCTACTCCACAGCTTAAACTCAGTATCATCAGAGTCATCTTTAACTGTATTAATAATATTATCTACAGCTTCAATCTCTAAATCAACCAAATCATCAGCCAATCTCATAGCCTCATAAGAGTGCATATAGAGCAACTCTTCATCAATATGAGCCTTATCTGTAAATGGGTCTACAATATAACTACTAAGATTAATATGAATCAATCTACAACTATCAAATGGACCCATTGGTATCTCTCCACAAGGATTAGTTCCTACCATTTTGAAGTCAGGATATACACCATCAGGAGAATAGTTGTGCATTGCTCCTTCAAACATAATCCCCGGTTCAGCAGTATTCCAAGCACAGTGCATAAGGGTATTCCATAACTCTCTTGCTCTTACTTTCTTCACATATCCAATGGCTTTCCCATTTGACTGAACATCTGATAAGACATTATAGGGAGCACCCATTTCCTTCTCTTTTATCTCTTCAAAAGAAGCATTGACAGGGTATCTAAGAACATAGTCCTCATCATTCATTACAGCTTGCATAAACTCATCAGTAACTTTCACTGATATATTAGCTCCAGTTACCTTAGTTAAGTCCTGTTTCTTAGTAATAAATTCCTCAATATCAGGATGATTGATACTCATACTTAGCATAAGAGCACCTCTTCTTCCATTTTGAGCAACTTCATTAGTAATATCAGAACATACATCCATAAAAGATGCTGCACCTGTTGAAGACTTAGCTGCATTATTTACTTTGGCTCCTCTTGGTCTAAGTTCAGATAGGTCATATCCTACTCCACCCCTTCTCTTCATGAGTTGAGCCTGCTGACTTCTTGTCTTCATTATCTCTGCATAACTGTCTTTAGGACTGCCTATTACAAAGCAATTAGACAAGGATACAAGTTGTCCAGTTCCACAACCAGACATAACTGAACCTCCGGGTATAATATACTTGAAATCTTTGAATAGCTCATAAATATCCCTTGAATTGAGCCATGCTCTTTGATAGCCATAGTTTGATAATTTCATCCTATTAGACTCATTCCACTGATATTTAGCCTCTACTCTTGCAAACTCTTCTGCCATTCTCCAATGAGTATCATCAGGAGTTTCTTCCCCCTCCTTTGCATATTTGTTTCTCCAAGTAGAAGCTGCCAATTCATCCCCTTTAAAATATTCTAACTCTGTCATGCTGGTACCAAATTACTTATTTTCATTACACAATCATTTTCCATTACTTCCTTACTATATTTCAGGTTAGGATTATTAAGATAATAATTTAGGTCTGTGAGAATCTTCCTCCAATCTCTATAAATCTTACCTTCTTCATCCTTTAAATCTACCATACCAAAGTTCCCATGAAACTCCCATACAATAGGAGCAAGGGTTCTTCTGTTGATTACAATGAACTGGTAATGAGCAATCTTGAACTGACTGAAATAAGGGTCTTGTTTAATAACCCACTCAAGGATATATGTATATAGTTTAGCCTGAATATCATATCTCCATGTAGCAAATGACCCATCAAATTCTTCCTCTGGGTGTCCTGTAGTCTTTAAGTCTATAGGATATATTATTTTGTTTGCATGGTCTACAATTAATTCATCAAACATACATCTGACTGGCATACCATTCCACTCAGCTTTAAACTTGAGCTGAAATACCTTCTCAATATCAGTATTCCAAGGGTCAATAAAGAAGAAATCCTTTGTAACTGAATTGGTTCTCAATTCATCTGCACATCTACTTACATCATCATAATCTGATTGAGATAGGATGGTCTTTTCACCAGCTAATGTAAGAAGACTGTAATATTCATCACAGGTTTCCTTTACATTCTTTACCCTATAATTAGCATATTTAGGATTAGTATAGTAACCATTTGCAAGAGCTACTTCATCTATATACTTATCCTCAATAGTACTTACCTTTCTATGTTCATCACTGAACCTTCTGTGTAATTCTCTTGTGATGCTAATTAGACTGTCTGATAGGGATGGAAACTCACATACAACAAACCTTTCATTGAAAGCCTCTTGTCCATCTGTCAGTAGTGTATCTACTGCTGAACCAAAGGTGAGACTTGGTGTCTCAATTCTGTCAAATAAGGAGCCAATCTTTCTCCATCCTTCCCTCTCAAATCTTGATAATGTAGAGTAGCTAATGGCTGGGTCAGCCCTATATTCCTCCTCTGTTACATTCCAAGATAATTCCTTAATACTCTTCTCCATAATCATAATCATCCACTGGGTCTTCATCATCCCAGTCATTGGTTGGCACTTCAAGCTGAGTCAAATATACATCAACCTCAGCCTTTAAATTACTTAACTCTGTCAAGTCTACCTCAAGATACTCTTGTTTAGGATTCTCACTTTTAATGTTCTTCCTTGTTTTGTAGATTGCTGAATCTACTAAGTCTTTGAGTGACTCAAAATCTCTGCTCTGAATAAACTATTCACCCAGTGATTGGTCACTCTTGGGTAAACTGCTGAGCAATTTCCTCATTCTTTCTATTGGCTTCATCTTTAATAATTTGAATAAATTCTAAGAGTTGTTTCTTAGTAAAGACCTCAAAGATAAGATAATTTTCTTTATCTGGCAAATCTTCTATATGTTTCCTAAATAATTTGAACTTATAAGGGAACACATCATTGACTTGACCTTTGACTTCAATTATTATCTTTAATCCCTGATACTCCATGTAGAAATCTGGGGTGTAAGTAATATTAATCAGCTTTTTAAGGTTTAGTATTGTAGCCTTAGCTTTATTACGTGTGTAAAAAGGTACAGTAGGTCTAAATCCCTCCCAGATTGTATAAGTATGAGTCTCATATTCAGGCTCAAACCCATATTGAAGCAAGGTTCTATAAACCATTGCCTCAATCTTGGATTTAAACTTTATATCACCATACTCTTCTGGAGTAGCATTTCTAATCCTTCTGTTTTCCATCTCTTTTAAATAAAAGTTTCATAGGCTCAGCAAGAATTTGCTTAGCTTTCTTAGCATCTTCTAATGTTCTGAATGCAGCAAAATTCTTAAAGTTCTTGATATGATTCAAGTCTTTAACCTTTATAATCTCTCCACTGAGAGTACTGATAGTGTAAATCTCTTTACTGTTCTCAATGTGGTTTTTGTACTTATCATCAAGCACAATAGCCACTTCTCTTAGCATGATTGAGAATACAGCAGCAGGATAGATTGTATATAGATTACCCAGATACTTCCTTAGGTTATCTACATTCCACCCAATCCTATTAGCAAGATGCTGTAAATAGAACTCTTGGTCCATAGGAGTTTCTTCCCCTACTTCTACTTCCTTAACAGCACCTACCTTAATAAGATAAGGGATGGTTTCTTCTGTTACTATAATAACATTTACAGGTATATTACCTATAGGAGTTACTACATAACACATTAATTTTGAACCAAGTTTAACTTCTTCACCTGTACTTACAGAAATTAATTTCTTCATACTTTTTTTTTTGTAATTAATACTCTGAGAACCACACAATTGGCTCTCCATATTTCTCTTTAGTTAGTTTGCTTACCTCCTCAAATATAGTTGATGGCATCCTTTCTTCTTGCCTTGCATAGTAAGCAGGATGCTTCTCTTCCAGTATAATATTAAAGTTCTTATTGATATAAGGTTTAAGTGTTTTAGCCTGTTCACCAAACAGAACATATATAATACCTGTCTGCCACTCTGATAGATTTCTTATTAACTTGGTCATAAAAGGTCTCCACATCATTGTATGACTGCCTACCTTATTTACTTCACAAGTCAATGCTGAATTAATCATAAGTACTCCTTGTTTAGCCCAACTCTCCAAAGTGGGGTCAAAAATAACCCCATTATGAGGTTTCTCATAATTGATACAAGCCTCTTTAACTATTTCAAGGGAAGGAGACTTTACAGTCTCATCCTTGTTTCCAAATAGGATTCCAGTAGCCACACCTCTTTGGGGGTATGGGTCTTGTCCTACCATCACAACTTTAAGACCATTGTAAGGGCATAGATTGAAAGCCTTAAAGATGTCAGGAAATGCAGGACAGAGTAGGTCTCTTTTCATAGCACCTACCTGTCCTACTACCCTATTTAATTCTTTTGTGTCTATTACCCTTACCCATCCACCAAAATATTCCTCAAATGTCATACTATACCTGTACTTCTTACCACTTCATCAAGATGCTCCAGAAGGAAATCATTCATAGCCTCATTATTGTATGTAACAGGATTTGGCTTTACAGGTTTAACTATAAACCTTTCAGTTACATCAGCTATTACAATCTCAGGTAAAGGTCTGGTGACACCAGCTCTTCTACCATCAGGTCTCCAAACAGGCACATTTATTGTCTGTGAGGTAGCACCAAGGCTTTCTTGACTAATCTCAATACCATCAGTAACAAAGGCTGGAATAATAGTCTTCACAATACCCTTCTCCAACAAACCATTACTTACAAAGACTTTAGGATGAACATAAATTCTACCTGTCTTATAAGTTACAGTTCTATCAGAGTTCTTAAGTCCATGAAGAGTATATAGTAGTAATACATTATAATCTTTATCAAGAATAAACCCATTACCACCATAATACACCTCACCTTTATTAGTTGTAACTTTTAGCATCCTGTCCTGATGTGGGAACTGCTGAAATGCTTTGAATATTGCATTAGCAGTTCTATTCTGTTGAGGATAAGCATTCTCATATAATAAAACAGAGACTTCTGGTGTCATTCCATCCACTCTGTAATTATCAAGAATAGCTTCCTCTACTACTCTTCTACAGAATAAAGGTGTATCTACTTCTAATCCACTAACATCTACCCTCATAAATACATTGAAGACAGTGTTATGGGAGAGGTTAATTTCCTGTCTTATCCTATCAGGATGATACATACCTTCATTGGTATAGAAAATCATGTGTAAATCTCTGTTTAATCTCTCAG